ATGGGACAGACAAAAGAGCAAATTGTAAAAAAGTCATTAGCATCTGAAATGTCTTTGAATGCCGATGCTAAAGTCGGAAAAATTGAACCTGTTTCAGATGGTCGTAAGGAATATATTTGTCAGACTTGTGGTAAGTCCTACAAACGAAGAAAGGGTAATTTCTCTCCTTCTAAATCTCCTATTTATGCTGGAACTGATGGCTACCTGAATACTTGCAAAAATTGTGTGGATAATCTTTTTACACAATATACGGAGTTTTTTGGTGGAAATGAGGAACGTGCCATTGAAAGGATATGTCAGCTTTTTGACTACTATTTTAATGAAAGCGCACTTGCAGCCTCAAAGAAAATCAGCGAAGATCGAAGTAGAATTTCTGTCTATATCAGTAAAATTCAATTAAAACCGCATATCGGAAAAACATATAGTGATACTTTGCTTGAAAATAAGCAGAATCCAATTGATTCTATGGAAGATACCGTTGAATACGGTGATATAGATTCCGCACAGTTAAAAAAGGCTGTAAGTGTGTGGGGCTTTGGATTTCAAAAGGAAGAATATTCTATTTTGAATGATATGTTTGATGATTGGAAATCCAGAGTTGTTGTTGATAGTAAGACTAGGGAAACCCTTGTTAGGGAACTTTGTATCATCAAATTACAAATGAATTTGGCATTACGTGACAATGCAGTTGATCTTTACACCAAATTGATGAAAACGTATCAGGACACTATGAAATCTGCGAATTTGCAGCCACTTCAGGAAGATGCGAATGATAAGAACGGTGAAAAACCTATTGGTGTTATGATCAAAATGTTTGAGAATGAACGTCCTATTCAGAAATGTAGACCAGAATGGGAAGATGTAGATGGTATTGTGAGATATATCACTATATATTTCCTTGGTCACTTATGTAAGATGTTGAAAATAAATAATCGCTACTCTTCTCTTTATGAAGAGGAAATGGCGAAATACAGGGTTGAAGTTCCAGAATTGGAAGAAGCCGATGACGAAGATATATTTAATTACATCATTGGTGGCGGTGAGTAAATGGCTCAACCCGAAAAAATGACAAAAGACTCAAAATATAAAAAAGTAATGGAAGGTTTGGATGTATGGACTGCCTTTTATAGAGCAAATCCAGTACGTTTCCTTATTGATTACTTTGGTATGGAGTGGATTCGTCCGTTTCAGCAAGTAATGATTACTTTCATGTTCAGATACACTTACTTTATGACTATTGCGAGTCGTGGCATGGGTAAGTCCATGATTGTTGCAGCATTTCTTTGTGCATACTGTACTTTATATCCTGGTGTGCAAGTATGTATTGCTGCCGGTCAACGTGGACAGTCTATCAACGTCTTGAATAAGATTGTTGAAGAATTTATGCCAAAATCTCCTAATCTTAGGAATGAGATATCGAAAGTAAATACTTCTCCAGCAGAAGGTTTTATACATTGGAAAAATGGCTCTATCATTAAAGTTGTAACAGCTAAAGACTCTGCTCGTTCTGCCAGAGCTAATATCATCATAATGGACGAGTTTCGTATGATTGATAAAGGCGTACTGGACAAGGTATTGAGAAAGTTTAAAGCTGGACAGCGTAGACCTGGATTTTATGATCGTCCAGAATACAGCGATAAAGTCAAAGAAAATAAAAAGAAATATCCAAAAGAACCTAATAAAGAGATTTATTTAAGTAGTGCATATTACAAGTACCATTGGTCATGGGCGAAATTCAAAGCGTTTTTCAGTGCCATGATTAAAGGTGAAAGTTATATGGTTGTTGGTTTCCCGTACCAACTCCCTGTTTCCGAAGGTTATTATCCTGAAGAACAGATTCGTGAGGAAATGCAGGAAGATGACTTTGATAGTATCGCATGGTCTATGGAAATGGATTCATTATTCTTTGGAAGTTCTGAAAAGGCATTCTACAGTTTTGAATCTATTGATAGAATCAGGAAAATTCAAAGAGCTATTTATCCAAAACCTTATTATGCTTTGCTGAATGATTCTAAGTATAAATTTGAGCCTAAGAAAAACGGAGAAATCCGTTTATTGGCAATGGACGTTGCAACGCAGGGAGGATCAAAAAACGATGCTACCTGTTTTGTTGTTATGCAACTTATTCCGACAACGAATAATCAGTACATCAGAAATATCGTGTATGTCACAACACTTGATGGTGGTCATACTTTTGACCAGGCTTTAAAAGCGAGAAGATTATTCGATGACTTTGAATGTGACTATATAATTGTTGATACTAATGGTGTCGGTATTGGTGTATATGACAACCTTGTAATAGAACAGGTTGACGATGACCGTAATATAGTTTATCCGGCGTGGACATGTATCAACGATAAGGGAATGGCTGAAAGGTGTAAAGAACCTGACGCACCCGAAATTATATACAGTGTAAAAGCTACTGCAAAGTTCAATTCTGAAGCGGCAGTATATCTTAGAGACTGTATAAAACGTGGTAAGCTGAGACTTCTTATAAATGAGGTTGACGCAAATGAAATCTTGAATAAGAGTAAGGCTTATCAAAATTTATTGGTTGAAGAACAAGCATTATTCCAAGAGCCTTTTTATCAAACAACTGCCATGATTAACGAGATGATAAATCTTGACTACACTCAGACAGATGGAAAGATAAAAGTTATAGAAGCGTCTGGCATGAGAAAGGATAGATACTCTGCTATCTCCTATGCTAATCATATTGCCAATGAGCTTGAAAGAGATATGCGTAATATTGAGGATGAATATGGATTTTCAACCTTTATAAATTGATGGGAGGTATTGGAAATTGCCAGAACAGAATAATGTAGCCAGAAAAAATGGCAACAGAACAACCGGCAGAAAAAAATATAAGCCGAAAGTTGTTAAGAATAATGTAGAGACAAATGCGTTTGCATACAATACTACTCTACCTTATGTATATTCTGTGTTGGGCGATTATCTTGATTCATCTCCACATAACATCAAAGAAATCCGTGAATACTCACGGAATCCCCAATATTATAATCGAGAACTTCGAGACTTAGCTTGGTGGGCGTATAACACTAATGGAAGTGTAAAGGCTGCTGTTAATTATATATGTTCAATGCACACTCTTGATAAGGTGATCGTGTGCAAAAATAGAAAATCAAATCACCAACGCCCAAGAAATTTTGAAAATAACCGTCTTAAAATGTTGTCTGTGTTGGACAAAATAAATTATAAGCAGCATATACGAGATAATTTGATGAAGAATGCGAATGACGGTACTGCATTCTATTATTTTGAAACTGGCAAACGACCAGTAAATAATGCTAAGTTTTTATCTGATTATGATATTGCAAATATTGTGGAGATAAATGAAATGGGACTGGATGTTTCCATTATTGCTCTCCCTGTAGATTGGTGCAGAATTTGTGGAAGGGTAAGTAACCGTTATCGTTGTGCATTTAATTTAAGATATTTTGATCAGTTTACAGAAAGTGAGCGAAAAGCCAGATTACAGGCTATGCCAAAAGAAATTAGAGACGGTTGGCAAAAATATGATTCAAAGCATAATGTCAACAGTCCGTGGCTTGTATTAAACGATACAAAAACGATTATCACTAAAGTGAATGCATCAATAAATCAGCCTTGGGGTGTGCCAATGGCTGTTACTGCCTTTGACGATATCTTATATGCTGAATATTTTGTTAATACCAAACGTACTGTTTTGGATAATATAAATAATCAGATTATATATATGACATTTCCAGAAGGAAAGGAAAAAGGTACGTCATCACTTTCAAAAGATCAGCAAAAAGATCAACATGAAAAAGTGAAAGATGCGGTAATCAATCGAAAGAGTCAATCTGGTATATCATTCTTCTCTCTTGCCAGTGGCACAAAGCTGGACAAGATGGATGTTGACATTGGGATTTTTGATGAAAAGAATGAATCATCTATAAAAAATAATGTTCCGGCGGATCTAGGTATGAGTTCCGCCAGCCTTGATGGTAATACAAAAGGTAATTATGCAACAGCTTCTCTTAATCTTGAGTTGGTTGCAAGCCATGTTTATACATGGATTGAAAACTTTATGGCAGAACTTAACAAATGTATAAATGCGAACATTATAAAAGATTCTTCATGTATTGTGAGCTGTTATATTCTCCCTACTACTTTTGCGAATAGGGACAAACAGGTTCAATACATGAAAGACTTGTATTCCAATGGTAAGGGTTCTTTCCTGGCATGGGTTAGTGCAACTGGATTTGATGCAGATGCATATACCTCACTTATGGATTATGAGCTTGAAATAGATATGGAAAATAAATATCCTGTCCATGCTACTTCATATACAATGAGTAGTAAAGATAATGATTCCGGAGATAACAATGGTGGGCGAACTCCGGTAGATAACCCAACAAACGAAAATACAGTACAATCACAATCTTCTGGTTCTAATTCCAATCCTAAACCAAGTACAGAATAAGGAAGGAAGATTATGACAGAATTAAGTGCTGTTAAATACAAATCTGTCTTTGTTCCTGGTATTGCAAGAAGATTATTGAAAATGGGACATCCTATTTATGACATTAAGCCAAAAAAGGAAAACCCAGATGCTTCAATATTTATTTTTGCAGAAACAGAGGAATTTAAGAAAGATTTCGTATCTGTCAAGGATGCATTAGATAAAGATGCGTCTAAAGATAATGTTATTCATTAAATTGGACACTGAGATGTGTTCTTTTTATTGCAATAAATAAATACAAAGGTGGTAAACAATATGAAAATTCAAGAAAGATTCTTAGAAATTTCGCAAGCCACCAATCCAAATGGTCGTAGAAAAGTCAAACTTGCTTTGCATGAAATCTACCCAGATAGAACCCAATGGAATAGAAACGGTATTACTTATCTGGAGCAGTACACACGAGACAATGCGGATAGCGTGAAAGGTATGCCGCTATGTGCGGAATTTCTTGACGATGACAAAGATATTCCGTATGGACATGGATTGACTGGACATATAAAGAGTATGCCAGTATTTGAAGATTCTGTACAGGTTGGCGTGTGTGAAGATTGGTCTATTGAAGATATTGAAATTGAAGGTGAGACACATAGATGTTTATGTGCCACAGGCTATATTAACGAAGGTAGATATCCGAAATTTGTGAAATGGATTGAGGATCAAGTTGCAAATGGTGAGACTCTTCGTGGCAGCGTTGAATTTGTCGGTACAAAAGACAATGACGGCGAAATAATTTATGACGGTGGTTGGAAAGAAGAAGGTCGTGTTCCTATGATTTATGATTATAGTGGATATTGTATCTTATCTGTAAAACCTTCCGATCCATCAGCAATATTGATTGAACTAAATCAGTTCAAAAATAATTTGGAGGATGTCGAAATGAATGAAGAAATGAAAAACGCTTTTTCTGATTTAAAATCCGAAGTAATTTCAGCTTTTAAAGAAACAAGAAAAGCTGAAATGAATGAAGAAATTTCTTCTCTTGAATCAAAAGTAACTGAGTTAAATGCAAAGATTGCAGAACTGAATACTCAGATTGAAGAAAAGGATAAAGAAATCGAAGAGCTGAATCGTAAATGTAATGAGGCTAATGCGGAAGCTGCAAAAAAGGATGAAGAAGTAAATTCAAAAGTTGAAGAGCTTAATTCTACTATTGCAGAAAAAGACGCAGAGCTTAATAAAATGAAGAAAGCTAATAGAGTTGCGGAACTTAATCAGGCACTCTCTTCTTTTACAGATGAAGAAAAAAACTATGCAAAGGAAGAAATTGATGCTTTCAATGCTGATCCGTTTTCTGTAGAAATCAATCAGATTACAACAAAAATTGAATCTACATCTTACAGAAAAATTCGTGAAGATCAGAAAAATAAAAATCTTGAAGCAAACTCAATGAAAGACGAATTTGATGGCATTATATCAACAGTCGATCCGATTGTTAAGGACGATAATACTGTCGAAGATTTTGATTGTTTTGCCTAAGTAGAATTAAATAATCGGAGGACAATGCAATGTTAAAATTCAGAGAAATTGGTACATATAAAAATGCCGTAAACATTGGTTTCTGCACAGCAGAAGTAATTCTGAAAAACGGTAATGTAGTAACCTATGATGTTGCGACAAAGAAAGCTGCCCTTCCTACAACTGGTAAAGAGGAAGGAATTGCTATCGTAATGAATACAATCGACAAGCCAGAAATTCTTGAGCCGAATGATTTCACTATTGAAATCGGTGAAAATCCACGTCTCTTCACTCTCGCTTCACTGAAAGACAGAGTTCTTGATATGGATATGGATCAGGTTACTGGCACTTATGCAGATATTGCAGTAGGTGACTTCCTTGTTGCTGATACAGATGGAAAACTCAAGGTTGTTCCAAAAGCAACAGGTGTAGCTGATTACAAAGAATATCTTGTCGTAATCGAAAAGACAAATTACAACGCTGAAGGTCTGGCTGCTCAAGTAGTTATTGCCTAAGTTGTATAAAATAAATGGAGGAAACTAAAATGAGTAGAAATATTTTAGAGTTAAATACTTCTATTGAGATGGTTAATACATTAAAAGATAATGTTACCATCAAGGACGAAGTTAAGTTTAAACAGATGGTAGAAATCTGTTCTGCTCTTTTTGCCGGAAACGATGCGGATAAATTCGGAAAACAGAAAGATGCTGTTGTAAAGAAACTGGCAATTCTTGGTGATGCCGCACAGAACGGTGATATGAAAGCAAGAGCAGAAATCAATACAATCGTAAAATTCATGGTTGAGCCGAAGCTGCTTGAAGCTATGAAAGTGTTTGATTTCCTTGGAAATTACCATGAACTTGCTTACCACGAACAGCCGAAAGTAAAAACTTATAATTACGAGAATATTGATGCCCGTCTGCAGGCTTCAAATTCTGATGTAAGTTTTGCTGGACGTAATTGGATGGAATATCCAGTTGCAACAAGAACTATTTCCGCTGGTATGGCTATTGACTACCGTGAACTTGCTTCTGGTAACTTCGATGGTTCTGTAGCAGAGGAAGCTGCACAGGTTCAGATTGATATGAACAACAAAGCTGTTGCTTATGTTCTTGGTGTTCTGAAAAATTCCCTCGCAAACAACACAAAATATGTAAAGAACTATTCTACATATACTGGAACTGCACCTACACAAGTACAGGTTGACAGTCTTGTTGCAAAAATGCGTAAGATGGGTAAAGTTGCTATTCTTGGTGACTTCGCTGTTCTTTCTGCAATTTGTGATTGGAATGGATATAAAACTGCAGGAGACACAAAGCTCCCATTCTACACTCCTGCACAGGTTGAGGAAATCGCAAAAGCTGGTCTTAACGGTTTCTATAAGGGAACTTCACTCGTAGAGCTTGAAAATCCTTACAACTACACAAAACCGTTGGCTGATAAATCTGGATTCGAGACATATTACGCAGATGATGAACTTTACTTCACTGCTGCTGGTAATAAATCTCCGCTGCACATCTTCAGACGTGGTGGTATCACTACAATGCAGGGTACAGATGTTGAGACTGGTACTATCAAAACTCGTTTCGATATGGAAATCGGTGCTGATGTTACCAAAGGTCGTGAGTTCGAGATTGGTATGATGGCTAAAGAGGTCTAATATCTTTTAAGATAGCGAAAAATGTTTTATGGTGGGCGGTGCTAATATCGTCCACCATTATCTTATAAGGAGAAAGTTATGGAAAAAGATAATGTAGTTGTTGAAAATGTTACAGAGAAAAAAACTGTCAAGCCCAAACGTGCCACAACAAAGGTTGCTAAAACACGTTCCATTGATGATTTAAAACCGTCTGATCGTGTTGAGGTAAGAAATCTTCGTTCATGGGAACTTAGTTTTGTTCCAAGAGACGGGAATGTTGAACAGGTAACAAAAGGACTTCTTATTAGTCCAAGCCAAAAGTCTATGTTCAAATTATCTGAGGTTGAAGATCAGGTAAATAATGGAAATGAACTTTTTTGTGGAATTGATGGATTGGGTGGACATGCTTCTCTTCAAATCGTAGATTCTCTTGTCAGAGAATACGTGTTTGGTGAGCCGACAAATCCTGTTCAGCTTACAGTTGATGCAGTAAATGAATTGCTTGCCTTAGAATCAAAAGAAGCATTCGATAAAAGACTCTCTGAGTTGGTTGTTACAAATTCAGAAAAGAGAATGATTGCAATTATGTGTTCAAACGATGATCTGTTTCCGCAAGTGAATACGGAATATGTTCCATCGTATAAACTTGCTGCTATTGAAAAAATTTCTGGCATCAAGTTGTCGTAAATAAATATTGGAGGTGCGTTTATGACACAATATAAAGAAGTTGTTTCTGCATTTGAATCAATAATCAAGTGCAAATATAAACTTTCTGATTCATTGGTTGAACAATGGTTCAAGAACGCCCTCGGACAATATGAACTCGATATTGAAAGTCTAGGGTATGATCCTATGATTCGAGAATTTATCCAACCGTCACAAGGTTCTGACTCTTTTGAGCCTGACGGGAGATTAAAATACAGTGTGATTATACTGTTGGCTGAAATAATGAAGTCTTACTACATGGAACAAGAAGTAAGGCGTGTTAATCAGCTCAACAATATCATTGGAAAAGATATTAGCCTAAACGGTACTGGTGATACAAAGAAATATACCAAAGAAGAGGCGGATGCAGTCAATGAGAAAATTGCTTACTTTAGTGTAAAACAAAAACCTGCTGCTCTTGTGTAGGAGGTATTTATATTGGCTACAGAATGGTATTTAATGGATCAACCACCTATATATAATGGTGGTTTTGAAGGTGAAGAGTTTTTTGCTTATGCTCAACAGGGATTTCAGGAAATGCTTGATACTACAATGTTGTGCGACAATGTTGAATTTATCAATAGTGATTTTTCTGTGATTGTTCCTGGAAAAGCCGTCATTCAAAGTGTAACACCCGATACTCAAATAGGTACTGAAGATAGACAGATTTTAGTTCCAATAGGGACACTCCAAAAGTTTGCCTATGTTCGATTTGAAGATGATATATGGATTATTGCTTCAGAGCCTAGCAATAATAAATTTTATGAAAAGGCTATTTTAAAACTCTGCCGTAATCATTTGCGTTGGCAGGACACAGTGACGAAAGAAATTTTCGATTACTGGTATTGGTGTGAAGATATTACGAGATATAGTTCTGGTACTTATCTTGGAAATATCATTGTAAAATTTGACAAGCAGTATCATGTACTGCTTCCTATGGATAGTCATACTCAGAAACTACATGATGGTATGAGATTTATCTTGGAATTATCTGATGTTACCCCATTGGTATTTAAACTTACTAAATACGATGGTCTGACTGGTAACAATAAGAATGTAAAACTATTGAATCTTTCATTGACGCAAACTGTGTATGACGAAGATAAAGATAATGTTGATTTGATGATTGCCGATTATTATGAAGAGAAAACTGTATCTGAAGATTTGAGATGCAGAATAGATTTTGAATCAGATGAAATTGCTTTATCATCTTTCGGTGAATTTTATGCAGTGTTCAAAAATGAGTCCGATGAAATAGTGGAAACAGAATTTTCATGGACAATTTTAGATAATGATTTCGATTTAAAAAATCTGATTCTCTCATATCAAGATAACAAAATACGAATTGTTGTAAAAAACAATAAGGATCTCATTGATAAAGATTTTACATTGAATGTAATTTCAAATGATGGTGAAATCTGTGCATCAATGAAGATAAAAATAATTGCTTTATGGTAGGAAAGATTTATGGAAGATTTTGATATAAATTCTTTCAAGTCTAAGGTGATTGACACAATTTTAGAAAACAATGAAATTGTCTATTTGCTTGACAAAGATTATATAGATTGTGGTGGTGGATTACTTTTCAAAAGGCTATTTCCTTTTATGCAAAACCCTAAAACGGTGACAAATACTGCTCCTTTCATTTGCTTTAAGGTTAATCATACAAGTAATCAAAATGCTTATTTGGAAAATATCACTGTTGTTATTTATGTAGTTTGCCACGAAAAAGAAATGACTAAAAAGGTACAGAGCTATGATACCCAAAAAATTAAATCTGGAACGGTAATTGATGTTATCGCTGAAGAAATAAAAAAGGAGTTATCTGGATTAGATACCGAATGGATAGGTGAATTAAAATTGCAATCTAATATAGAAGATGTTCTATATTATGAATATCCATATCGTATGCTTACATTCAGTGCTTATAAGGAATCATATGCACATTACTAAAAATAATATGTACGGGTACCTTTTATATAGTGATCCTTTTCCATACACCAAAGATTTGATTTTATACCCTATTTCGATGAAGGACATACTAAGTTTTGGTGTGTTTAAGTCGAGCATTATTGTCCGGAAAAATTCTATTTTCCCAGTAAAAAAGATAATCAAGATGACATATTTGGATTTTCTATTTTACTGCCACAATAATTTTGAATTGGCAAAAGAGTTTAAAATGCCATTGCTCCCTAATTACTACTCTTTTGCATTTGAACTGTTGAAACTTGTATTTAAAGGACAAGAAGTAAAAGTAAATCTTGTTAAGGGAGGATTTTTGATAAATGGTATTGAAATAACGCCGGATCAGTTTGATGACATTCGGCGTATTATTATACTCCAAAATGGAATTGATTTCGATATTGATGAATTTATCAATAGAGATACCGAAGAGGCTTTATTGAAAGCACAGAATGCTACTGTCGGTAAGGATAGCTCTACATTAGAGGATTATATTGATTCTGTATGCTTAGATATGCATATTTCCGAACAGGAATTAAAGCAAATGCCTATTCGAAAATTTTGGAGGCACGTCAAACGTATCAGTAAACGTGACATATTCTTTATTACGAAATCTGCTGAAAGTAGTGGAATGGTCAAATTTAAAGAGTCTGTTGAATATTGGATGTCTGATATTGAGACGAATGACAAATTCAAAGAAGTTAAGACCGATACACAATCACTCAAAAAGATGATTAGTGGATAGGTATTAGCGATTATTCTATACGGAGGGATTCAATTATGAATACAAAAGGAAAAGAATTTGTTGTATCTGTAGCTGATTTTGCTTTTTACATCAACGATGTTCTGGCTTGTACAGGTACTACAAACTTAAGCTCTTCCATTTCTGTATCTATGCAGGAACAGGCTGTGAATGCCGGTAAGGGTAATCAGAAAGTATTCTCTTATAAATATGGACGTGAGCTTACAGCAGAACTTGAAGCTGCTGACTGGAAACTTGAATATCTGGCTCTCCAGAGTGGTTCTCAGATTTTCAAAGGTATTAAAGACTTCTATAGTCTTAACGAGTGCGTAACTCTCGTAGCTGGTATCGGTACTCTTAGCAACACACCTATTGATCGTGCAAAAGTTGGTGTTGAGCTTCCTAACGGTACATTTGTTGAAGTAAAGCCCGATGGAGCTACTATCGACCTCACAAATTACAATCTTACTACAGAAAAAGTAAGAGTTACATATCAGTACAATACAATGTCAAAACGTATCACTATTGATGCGGAATCTACACCTTATGTTGGTAAACTTGTTCTTCAGGCAGATAAACATAACAGCAAGAAAGGTAAAGTAGGTACTGTTGAGATCGTCATCCCGGCATATTCTCTTGACGGTAACTTTGACATTTCCTTCACGCCAGACGGTGTAGTTTCTACAACTCTTTCTGGTACTGCCCTTGCAGTTGAAGGTGACAAATGTTCTGATGGTGGTGCTGTTTACGCATACATTACAGAAAAAGATAATGACGATACTGAAATCGCCGTATCTGATATTGTAATTGTTGCTCCTGCCACATCAATGAAAACAAGTGGAACTATGACTCTTTCTGTTGAGGGTATTATTAGTTCTCTTTATGCTCCAATTCAGCTTGATAACGCCGATGTAACATTTAGTGTAACACCAGGCGAAGCTACTGGAACAACTGTTGAGGCAAAAACAGGTAAAGTAACAGCCGGGTCTGTTGCTGGAACTGCAACTGTAAAAGCCGCATACGGTAAGTATGAAGATACAATCGAGATCACTGTAACAAAATAATTTGTCATAATACGGGTGGGTTTTATACCCACCTGTTTTTATAACGAATGAATTGAGGTAGATTGTATGGCTGAAAAAAATATTTTAAATGAAACTGTTCAAGAAAAAGTCAAAGAAAAAGTTGAATCAAAATCTGTAAATAAACCAAAACAGCCACAATATAAAGAATGTGAAGTTTTGGCATACAATGCAAAAAAGAAAACTATCATAGTTTCCTTTAATGGTTTTGGATATGAATTTGAAAATATTGAGAAAAATCCTGGAAAAACTGTTCGTGTAAAACCAACTGGCAAAATTGGAAGTCCAAGTTTCAAACTGGCACTGGTGTAAAACATGTGTAAATATGCATACAGTCAATTTAATGAACGAACACAGAAGGAAATGATCTCGTGTATGTGCGAAAAGAATCATAGCAGTAAGCAACATCTTTGTTTATGTCAACGCTACTGCACCGATAAGGATCGCTATATTCCGCACAACCAAGACAAAATGCATTGTAAATTCTATGAAGATTAGCAAGTGTAGTATCTTTAATTGGTGCTACACTTGCGTATGATACTCATTGAAAAGATTGAAACCAACTTATGTTTTGACTTTTTCAATGGGTATCATTTTTTATCGCAAATTTTGATACACAAAAAATCAATAAATAAGAAAGTAATAATGTGCCACGCACATAGAAAAAGGAGAAAATTGATATGAATATGAAAGAAATCGCTACACTGTTTGGTGTAAAAGAAAAAGATAAATCTATGAAAAACAAGAAAAAAGCCGTAGAAATTATGGGAAAGATTCTTACTTGCCCGAAATGTAAAAAAACAATGAAGTGGATTGAGGGAACAAATGTATGTGTATGCCCTTCTTGCACTTTCACTGTCGGAAAGGAAAAGAACAAGAAAACTTGTAGTGTATCAAAAACACTTCAGGATCGTAGTCGTAAATTCCTGGAAAACAATTACCAGTACATGACTGAAACAGAAAGCAAAGAGGTGTAAATATGAAATATACGTATGAAGCTACATATAAATATAAAGGTGAAAATATGTCATTCAATTTTGTAATGACTCCTTCTTTGACACAGCAAATGGCTGTTGTTGAAAATGTCGTTGATGGAGTTATTAATGATGTAAATGGATATCACCCTATTTTATTTGATTATTTCCTGGCTGTTTCACTTATTGACGGACTGACTGATATAAAACTGCCGCAATCATTTGCTGAAAGTTCTGAGTTTATAACTGAATCAAATATTTTAAAAATTCTGAAGTCAAATATTCAGTATACAGATGTCATTATAAGATCAGCACAAGAAGAAATTGATTTTATTAAGCAGCGTGTAGCGAATAAGTCATCTATTGATGGTCTTGTAGAGTCTCTTACTGTTTTAGTTGATAAATATGGTGGTATGTTTGACGGAATGGATGTAAATGCTGTTACAGACAATATCGCTAAGATCGCCACAATGTCAAACATGTCAAAACCAGAGATTATCGAAAATATTCTGAAATTTGAAAAAAAAGATAAAACTGATACTGAATCTAACTAGGAGAAGAGGGTAATTTTACTACCCTCTTCTATTTTTTAGGCGAAAGGGGTTAGTTAATTATGCCGAGAAAAACTGTTTATAACCAAATCACATCAGATGAATCAATTAAGAGAATAAATCCAAAGAACAAAGAACTGTGTTCTGACTTTTTGGATTATCTTGCTTCTGTTGGACGTGCGCCATCCACTATCAATGGTTATCGCAACGATTTGGAAATTTTCTTCTGTTGGAATCTTGAATTTAACAACAATAAATTCTTTATAGACATTAAGAAAAGAGAACTCACAAAATTTCAAGGATATGCGCTTAATGAGTGGGGTTGGAGTCCAAAGAGAATCCGCCGTGTAAAATCAACCATCAGTAGCATGTCAAATTATATAGAAGATATTCTTCAAGACGAGGATGATGAATTTGAAAACTTCCGTTCAATTATAGGTAAAATTGAATCCCCATCTAATGAGGCGGTCAGAGACAAAACTATTTTGCCAGATGAAGAAGTTGATAAATTCCTGGATAAATTGGTATCTGAGGGTAGATATCAACAGGCTTGTGCTTTTGCGTTGGCTGCAATGAGTGGTGCAAGAAAATCTGAGCTTCTTCGTTTTAAAGTTGAATATTTTAGCCCTGAGAACGTGCAAATTGAAGGGGCTTTATATAAAACTCCGAAAATCAAAACAAAGGGACATGGTAAGAACGGAAAACAGATCAATAAATATGTCCTGTATGATTTCAAAAAATATTTGGATCTCTGGATGGAAGAACGTGAAAGACTTGGTATTGAGAGTGAGTGGATTTTTGTACATAAATGTTCTGACGGTTCTTATGAACAAATGAAAGTAAGTACCCTCGATAGTTGGGCTAACATATTTTCAAAAGAACTTGGTGTCGATTTTTACTGGCACTGTATGAGACATTATCTTACTACCAAGATGAAAAAATATAATATTCCAGATCATGTAATTAAAGAGTATTTCCAATGGAACTCTGTAGAAATGATTGGAATATATTCAGATCTTGATGCTTCTGATGACTTCGCAAAATACTTTAATAAAGATGGCATGGTTGAAGGAAAGTCAGGATCAATTTCTGATATTTAATTTTTGCTATAAGATAAATCAAATAAAGGAGAACACAATGATAGTTGCGAGTAGTATGGCGGAACTTGAGAAGTTGATAATGGATGAAATATATGCTGCTATGAGTGTTGCTAGAAGTAAATCGGAACAAGACACGAAAATTGAGGTTCAATCATTCTACTCTCAAGGCTCTCCTACAATATATAAACGAACTGGAAATCTTGGAAACAGTGTACGGGCAAATGGAGCAAGTCGTGGTGGGCGGTCAGTTGAGTTCACTGTATGGTTAGATCAAGGAATGTCATATAACGTCCCAAACCCAGACTTTACTTCAAGAGGATTTCCAAGTTATTTTACAACGCCTGAAATATTCCAAGCCGCAGAAAGTGGATCTGCTGGTGTAAAAGGTAAGCCAGGATTTTGGGCGAGATCATTCGAAAAAATAAAATCTGATACCGATGATGCATTAAGCATGTACTTTGCGAGAACTTAGGAGGTGGTATTGTGTCAGATTTTTTAGCTAAAATTACAGCGCAGCTTGATATGGCTCAAGCTGAAGGAAAAATGAACGCTTTCCTAAAGGATCGCAAGGTAAAAGTAGATGTTGACTTAAATACCGGAAACGTAAATATAAATAATTTAATCAGCCAGATAAAATCACAATTTCAAAGTGTCGGACAGACTGCCGGTACTAATCTTGCAAACTCAATCAATAGTGGTTTAGGAAAAATTAATGTACAAAATGCTGCTTCACAGATAGCAAATTTACAACGTACATTGAAATCAATGAATTTCAATACTACTTCTATTGATGCTGTTACTAAAAATTTACAACAGATGGAACTTGAAGTAACAAAAGTTACTACAAGAATGAACGGTCAAAATCTTAATGTGCGTGTTGATGGTATTGACCAAATGGGACGTGCCGTAAGTGTAATAAAAGAATTTGATGCTGAGTCTGGCAGAATGCAACGAACTAGCGAGACAGTTTCTCAGTCAATAAAGAAAATGTTTACAGATGCAGACGCTTCTAAATTATCTGCTAGTATTTCTACCCTTGATGCAAACTTTGTAAAACTAAAAGGTTCTGTGAATCAAGAATCTACTGCTCTCTCAAAACTGAAGCAGGATTTAGCCGGGATAAGCAATATCAAAGGACTTGATAATCAGCAAAGAGAATTTGAAAGAATTACGCAAGAAGTAAATAGATTAAGTGTTGCTTATAAGGAGGCAAAATCAGAAGCCGCTTCTGTTGCCGCCACCCAACAACTTTTAACCGGGAAAAATGTTTTAGGCAATCAGATTGAGACTTGGATGAACCGTAATACCAAAGCAGCAAAAATTTACGGTGCACAACTTGAAGCACTTAAAACCCAATTACAGTCTGTACAGAATGGAAATCAATTAAATGCTGTTTCGAATCAGTTCAAAGAAATTCAGTCTGCTGCTGCAGCTTCTGGAAGTTTAGGAAATTCTGTAATTGGTCAGCTTATTGGGAATATAACTAAATTAAGCCCACTTTTCGGTATGGGCTATATGATGAATACTGGTATTAGAAGCGTAAAAAGTGCCATTAATTCAGTTTATAATCTTGATACTGCGCTCGTTGATTTGCAAAAAACCACCACAATGAATAATACGGATTTGGAATCATTCTATTCTAATGCAAATGGAATTGCAAAAGAAATGGGTGTTTCTACTGAAGAAATTATTAATCAGGCTTCCGCCTGGTCGAGACTAGGATATAGCTCTAAAGATGCCGCTGAGTCAATGGCGAAACTTTCATCACAGTTCGCTGCTATTTCTCCAGGAATGGATGTAGATACCGCAACCGATGGTTTAGTATCTATTATGAAAGCATATGACGTAGATGTTGATGATGTACTTGATGGCGTAATGTCAAAAATCAATATTATTGGTAATACTGCTGCTACATCTAATGCCGATATTGTAAATATGCTTACAAGATCATCTTCTGCTATGGCAGAGGCTAACAACTCTCTGGAAGAAACAATTGCGCTGGAAACTGCCGCTGTCGAAATCACTCAAGATGCTGATTCTGTAGGAACGGCGTTTAAGACAATTTCCATGAGGATACGTGGATATGATGAAGAGACAGAATCCTATACAAATGATGTAGAAGTTTTAAACGGTAAAATCGCTGATCTTACAAAGACTGCTTCTACTCCAGGCGGTATCAGCTTATTTACGGATGAAACAAAAACCGAATATAAATCAACATATCAATTGTTGGAAGAAATCAGCGAAATTTATGATGAATTAACTGATAAACAACAGGCACAATTGCTTGAGGCGTTAGCCGGAAAAAGACAGGGACAGAGAATTTGTCCATATGTACAGAAATGTGCATAAGAGTATTTATTTAATTGCAGGTAATGTGTAAAGCCTTACACCACAATAGCGGAGATAATCACACTATGACGGGGCGAAAGCAGAAACAACGTAAGGATGATACATGGTCAAAAGCCTAAATATCGTGTTTACTAATTTTGTATAAATTAGGAATCACTGCTCATGCATCCAAGTACCCTAACGTATTCCGTAGATCATACGGTACTTGAGTCGAGGGTAAAGGTTCATCGACTATTCCCAGTAATGGGGCTTTAGAATACCAATTGGTTATAAAATAAAAGTGGAAATCTTGAATACTAAAGCCATAAGAAGTACGGCACAAACAAAGGTGTGGGAGAAATTCCCTTAAATGGAAAAGGTAAACCCCTCTTCTATTTCATTAGAAAGGGTGGAGAAATAGTCATAACATCGTGAGAGATACACGAGGATTTATTGGTTGTTTAAAAAGGAAAAAGTAAATGAAAAAGTTTGACAAAGAATACAGGACACAATACACAAAGGAAGTCCAATATTTAAAATCTGTTGGAATAAATTATGTGTTTGTAAAAAAAGAAAATGGAATAGATACATATAAATTTGAGAAAACGTCAGAGCTTTTTAAAGCACTGGCATTTTTTTATACTTAATTTTTAATATGATTGACGATAGGTGATTGAAATGAAAAGGAAATTTACTGATGAAGAGTTGGAATCCATTATAACAGATTATAATAATGGAATGATTCCAAGAGATCTCGCAATTAAATATAATCGTAGTTCTGGATGCATTATAAACAAACTAAAGGATAAGGGCATTTACAAATGTAAAAATGTTAGATTCAATAGTATGGATTTACCGTTTATTATCGAAATGTATAGCACTGGAAACTTCGAAGAGATTTTTAAAAAATATCCAAAACTTAGCAAACGTTCACTATATGTAAAAATGAGTGAACTTGGCATTATTTCTGGCTATAAAACATTATGGAACGAAGAAGAAACTGAATTTTTAAAAGAAAATTATTTTGATTTGTCGATTGATGAACTCGAAAAGATTTTCAATTATAGACATTCGAAAAGTTCTATCCGTTCAAAAGCATTTAAAGAATTTGGATATTCAACAAGTAAGAAATGGACAGATAAGGAAAATAAATTATTAAGTGAATTATATCCTAAAATTCCACTTAATGATATTTGTAATTATTTTCCTGGAAGAAGCAAAGATGCTATTGCAATTCATGCACGTAGCTTGGGATTGGTTGCTTTTTATGTATTGGATACATATTGGACTGATTCCGAAACTGAATTTTTGAAAGAAAACTGGGAAATGTTATCTGATTATGATTTAAGTATTGTATTAAACAGAAATCAACGTTCTGTTAAAACTAAGCGCAATTTGTTGGGGCTATTTAGAATTTCAACTGATACAAATAATTACGAGACATTAAATAAATTAGTTCGCGGAAGAATAGCCGAATGGAAAAAGTATTCTATGAAACAATGCAATTATCAGTGTGTAATTACTGGAAGCAAAATATTCGAAATACATCATTTATATCCAGTCAATAGAATATTATCTGATGTTTTTACCCAACATAAAGATTTAGAATACAAAGACATTTCTAAATATACAACTAACGAATTAGATAGCATTATCTCATTATTTATAGATGAACAAAATAAACATCCTCTTGGAGTATGTGTTAGAAAAGACATACACGATTTATACCATTCATTATATGGAAAGTACGATAATACTCCGGAGCAATGGGATGTGTTTATAAGAAATTTAAAAAATGAAAAATATAAAGATAAAATAACCTTATAAAAAATAAAACAACCAATAAACGGTGAGCGTTGTGAACTCACTTAAAATATTGAAATAGTAGCTGCAACTATCAAAAACTTCGACGCTGCTCGTGAAGCAATGGATAACATGTCTCACTCTGCTGGAGATGCGGACAAAGAAATGGCAACAATTCAACAGTCACTTGAATACAAAGTCAACGCTTTAAAAGAGACAGGTGTCGGAATCGCACAAAATCTCTTCCAAAGAGATGATATGAAATCTGTTGTTGATGGGCTTACAAGTGTACTTGAAGTCATCGACAAATTTACTGAAAAACTTGGTTTATTTAAGTCCGTTGCTATTGGTGGCGGATTAACTGTTGGAATAAAGAGCATCGTTTCCGCATTTAAAACACTTGGAGGAATGGGAACTGTTTTAGGTGCAACCTTCGGAACAACTGATGCTATGTTGCAGGTTTTAACGACAGCATTTCCAAGACTTGCTTCTGTCGTTACTGCCACTTCTGCCGCTTTTGTTGCTGCTGGTGGTGGAATTAAAGGTGCAATTTATGGTATAGGTGCAGCAATATCAGCTCAACCATTTATACTTATAGCAACAGCATTGCTTGGAGTAGTTACTGCAGTTGGCGCATATAGAAGATCCATAGAGCAAGCAGTAACGTCTGCTAAACAAGCTGGAAGTGAATGGGAAGAAAACAACTCATCTATTCAATCTCAAATTGATCGGATTACGGAGCTTAGAACCGCTTTAGATTCTGGCACTCTGACAGAACAAGAAGCTGCGAATGCAAAAAGTGAATTGCTTTCAATCCAAAAATCATTAACAGAATCATATGGTAATCAAGTAGCTGGAATTGATCTTGTAAATGGTTCTTTGACAGAACAGATTGCATTACTGGATCAGGTGAACGAAAAACAGTCCCAAAGCTTCCTGAATGAAAACAAAAAAGGCATTGACAAAGCCCAGAAAGAGATGGAGAAAAACCGTCATACATACTTGGGTCGGTTCTATGATAACGGATCAGAGGAATCCGAGGCAATCAAGAAATCCATTAAGAAGCTTCAGGAAACTTATGGGGAAGATGTATTTAAGCTGGACAGTGCAGACGGAATCACGATGGATATTCAGTTTAATGCGGATGCTTCTACGGCAAAAGACGCTTTGAATGATTTCATGACTGAGGTTTCCGGTATTGAGGATCAGTTTGGTGAAACGGATGTAACCGATCAGCTTGCTAACAATGCAGCATCCGGTCTGACAAAAGCAAAGGATGTTCTCAGTGAATATCAGGATATTTATAAACAGGCACAGGAAGCAGAGATGATATCCGATGATAAGCTGTATAAATCCGGTGATACGGAACAGAAAGCTTCCAAGTGGATTTCAGACTATGCAAAAGCGGTTGAGAACTATAACAATGCGATTTCTGATGGAGATAACAGTAAGATTACAGAAGCATCCCAGAAATTCTCAGAACTGGATAGCACAGTAAACGATCTGGTGAAGAATACAGGCATGTCCGCTTATGCAGATCAGGTAAAAGAAATCCGGGACGAGCTGAATGAGACAGCCATTGCCAATGATAAGTTCACGAAAGCTGTGAATGGCAGTGATACCAGCAAGTTTGGAAAATCCATCTCCGAGAATGCGAAAGCACTGAAGGATATGAACCTTTCAGATACAGATTTCCGGTATGCTTTTGAAACCGATGGCGTACAGGAGGGTGAGGATCAGATCAATGCTCTGGTACAGGCTGCCTTAGATGCAGGTGTTATCAGTGATACTTCCGCATCCAGTGTGGCGAATCTTGCCAGTATGCTTGCAGAGCTGGGCGTAATCTCTTCCAGTACCGGATCTTCTCTGGATGAAGCAGCAGATTCCATCGGGGATATCAGTGAAAGGATTGATAAAGCCAGTGCAGCATTAACCGGAATCCAGAAAGCGGAATCTGTTCTGGATGCACAGAGTACCGGAAAATCTATCTCTCTGGATGATTTTAACTCAGACGAGCTTGCAGATTATACTTCCGCTCTGGAATATAATAATGGAGCCTTGCAGTTGAATGCAGAAAAAGTACGTGAGTTACAGAAAGCCAAGGCAGAGGAACAGATACAGACCAACAACAGCCAGAAAGCAGAAAAACAGAATCAGTACATGCAGAACATTGCACAGATCGAACAGCTTCAGGATCAGTTAAGAGGATTAACCGATGCAAAAGGTGAGGAAGCACAGGCAATCCAGTCCAGTATTGATGCTCTTTTATCAGATAATGACGCAATCGTAAACCAATGCAATCAGTTGGATCTGCTCTCTTCATCTCTCAGGGAAGCAACCGGGGCTTACCAGAACTGGCTTGACAAACAGAACGCTTCGGAATCTGGTGATATGTTCGATGATGCTATGGGAGCTATGGAAAAGATCGACAACGTAACCAAGAACAGTGATTCTGATGATTACGGAAGGATCGGGACAAACTCCTATAAGGCAGCAGTGGACTTTATTGTTCCTGATACCGTGGACAGTCAGGACGCAGAAGCCGTTTCTTCTTATATGAGTTCCATTGAACATTACTTTAATCATGACGAGGACGGCAGCCGGATCGGTCTTGATGTACAGGAGTTCTGTGCAAAAGCTACCGAGGCTGGACTGATGGAACTGGATGAAGCCAGTGGCGAATATAAAGTTGCAGGTCAGAAAACTATGGAGGACTTTGCGGAGGGATTAAATCTTTCTATGCCAATGGTTCAATCCATGTTTGGTGAGATGGAAGAGTTCGGCGGAGAGTTTGACTGGGCGGACGAAGCCACAAAAACGTTAGGTGATATGGCAGTTGCAGCCGGGGAAGCCAAGGGGCGGATCGAGGAAATGTCAGGTGATACCGACATGAATATCCAGATTGATGTTTCCGACATTGATAATACCGAGGATAAAGTCAAGACACTGGACAATACCATAGCTCAGATGCAGAATTACAAAACTACTCTGGATGTGGATTCCTCTCAGGTGGATGATGCCAACGCAGTTATCCAGTATTGTGTTACACAGAAACAGATGTTGGAAGCTCCTGCGGTCATGTCTGTAGATACTTCACAGGTAGATGGGGAGCTTGGAAATGCATTATCTTTATTACAGCAGTTTCAGGAAGCCCAGAACAGTGTAGAGTTACAAACTTCAGTTGGTGCAGATACATCCGAAGCGCAAGGCAAAGTGGACAGTCTGGTTGGTGAGATTCAGGGATTAAGCCCGGAAATCAAGGCACAGCTAAATATTGATACTACTTCCGCAGATACGATTACAGCATCTTTACAGGCATTAAGTCCGGAAATCATGGTAAAAGCTGGTGTGGATTCTTCTGCCGTGGATGCTTATGCAGCAGAAGAAAAGCAATCCTCCGGTAAAGTGACATGGGATAATGAAACCGGGGCCGTAGATGCGTTTGCAGCACAGGTACACCGTTCTTCCGGTATTGTCTCATGGGGCAATGAAACTTCCAGAGTAAAGACGCATTTCACAGCAACTGGAACCGTGAACTGGACAAACACAACAGCACCAAAATCAGGAGGTAACAGTGCAAATGGTACCGCTCATGCAAGTGGAACCGCTCATGCAGCAGGATCAGCACAATACAATCATCTCTCAGGCCATGCACAGGCAAGCGGTAACTGGGCTACTAAGACAGGCGGAACTACTCTGGTAGGTGAGTTGGGTCGTGAAATTGTAGTGAATCCTGCAACTGGTACATGGAATACCGTAGGTGATAACGGAGCAGAGTTTGTAAATATCCCGGCAGGAAGTATTGTATTCAATCATCTTCAAACGGAAGCTTTATTGGATCGTGGATTTATAAACAGCAGAGGTCTGGCACAGGCAAGCGGATCGGCTATGGTCAGAGGTGGAATCCCTGTAAAACAGGCCAGTATTGCATCGAAGCATACGACTTACAGTGGTTCAAAATCTTCCAACACCAAAACAAATACCATCCCAACATCTTCTGGCGGTGGTGGAAACTCTGGTGGAGGTAACGGTGGTGGTGGAGGTGGAAATAATTCTTCAACCACTTCCAAACAAAAGCACGCAGAGCAAGTATTTGATTGGGTAGCAAGAACCCTAACAAAATTCAAAGATACTGTAGAAAACATATCTAATCGTATCAATGATTATGTATCTTCTGCATTTAAGAAAACAATGCTTAATCGTCAAGAGAAAGCTATTGTAGAAGAAATTAATGCAAATAAACATGGTGCACAGTCTTATATCAATAAAGCTAATTCTATTGCATCTGGATATACATATTATTACACGCCAGAAGGTTCTGACACTGAACAAAAAATGAATATCGTTATTCCAGATTCTTACAAGAAAGCGGTTCAAGGTGGATACTGGAATATTGAAGATATGGATACTACTACGGACTTCGGAAAAGGTCTTGCAGAAGCAATTCAGAAATATCAGGATTATTACGACAAAGCAAAAGATTGTACGCAAGAAGTTCAGAATTTGTATAATGAGCAATTAAAAGTGTATGAACAATGGGCGAATATGCCAACTGAGGATGCAGGTAAAAAGATTGATACATTAACAAATAAAGTCAATGGGCTTAAAAGTGTGATCTCTTCTTTATCTACAGGTAAATCTGGACTTGCTTCTATTGCTAGACAAATCAAAGTAGATAATCCTAATTTAACAAAAGCAGAACAAAAATTAAACAGTGCAAAGAAAACACAAACATCTGCTAAAAAATCATATAATAACAGTGTTAAAGCTAAAAAACAATCTGCAAAAAAAGTTACATCTGCAAGATCTAATTTGCAATCTGTATTAAAGAAATCAAAAGTTTCTTCTACTAGGAAATCACAAATCCAAAAAGATTTAAAATCAGGACGAGTTATCAGTACGAATGGGCTAAAAGGATCAACTCTTAAAGCGGCACAACAGTATAATTCTGCTGTAAAGTCCAATAATCAAAATGCTAATAAAGTTAAACAGACACGGAAAAATCTCACAACTGCAAATAAAAATGTAAAAACTCAGCAGACAAATCTTACTAACGCTAAGAAAAATCTCACTGCAACACAAAGAGCGATTCTCAGTAAACAGAAATCAAAGAAAACTTTTGTTGCACAAAACGCATTATTGGATTATCAGACATCAGCATCAAAACAAGAGAATGCATATCGTCAATCTGCTTTGAAAGCAGCCAAAAAGAATATGCAAACTTATAAGAATAATGTTGCTAATCGTAATAAATCTAAAAAAGCATTATTGGCTACAAAAGGGAAAATCACGACCGCACAGAGAAACGCTATAAAGAAGAATCAAAAGGTTGATACTTCTAATATAAAAAATCCTAAGTTAAAGAAACAACTGGAAGCATATAACAAATATGTAACTGGTTCAAATCCAGATAAAGGACGTATTCTCTCAAATGCTTTAAGTACGGCTCAGAGTAATGCTGACCAGGCTCAAGCTGAATACGCTGCTATGCGTGTTACAAATGAGCAAGAGAAATTCAAGAATGTCCAGAACTATTATAGCGGATGGAATGACAGATATTCCAATTATACAGAACAACATCAGAAGAAATATGAAAAATCAGAAGCACATGGAAATTATACAAATAGTAAGAAATATGATACACAAATCAATGACTTACAAAAACAAAGGAAGTATAAACAAAATGAAGTAACTGATTTACAGAAACAGTTGAATGCATCTGTAAAAAGTGGAATTATTAAAAAGGGTTCAGAAGAATGGTTGGAAATGACCAATCAAATTCTTGAAGCCCAAAATGCGGTAAGTGATTTTGATACACAGATTGAGCAAGCAAAACAGGATAAAATTACAACTGTTTATGAAGAAATGTTTGATCGTGCAATCGAAAAAGCAAATCGGCTAAAAGATAAGATTGGTTCTATTAATGATCTTATCACAGAAGATATGATGATTGATAAGGATTCTGGAAATCTCACTGAAATGGGCGCATTGTCTATTACGATGAACTCTCAACAGTTAGATACAGAACTGAATAATCTTCAAACATATGTGAAGAAGCGTCAGCAAATCATGGATGATTTTGCAAACGGTTCTAGCAAATCAAAATATGGTGAAAAGACATATGATGAATTAATGTCTGAGAATGATTCAGCTATGCAGGAATCTTTGAAGAATGCAAATAATTATAGGCAGTCTATTATCAGTATTGTTACCAATCAGGCTAAAGCTGTACAGGATGCAATGTTTAAAGAACTTGATGCTCGTAAAAAGGCACTCAAGAAAAAGAAAGAGTATTACGATTATGATAAGACTATTAAGAAGAAAACAGATGAGATTGAGCTTATCAAGCAACAGATTCGTGGACTTGAAGGACTGACAGATGCAGAATCTAAGGCGCAGAAAGCACGACTTGAAGCATCACTCAAGGATAAACAGGATGATTTAGATGATACTGTACGTGACCATGTATATGACATTACAGTGAATGGTCTGGATGATCTTGAAACTCAGTTGAGTGAAGATTTTGAGAAGTGGTCTAATCAGTTAAGTTCAGACCTTGCAAAAATGTCAGATGCTATCAGTAATGCTATTAGTGGTGCTGGTGAAAACTACAGTGATATGATGGCAGGTATTGATTATATCTTGAATAATATTGGCGGTATAACTTCTGGTCAATATTTTACTAGCCAGGATAAATCCAATATGAAAAACTCTAATTCCCTTGATACTGGATATAATTCTGGACATTTAAAGGGATATGCAAATGGAACAAAGCGTGTAGGTTCAAATCGTATTGCTATGACAAATGAAAATGGTCGTGAAATCATCGTCACAAAAGATGGTTGGATTACCCCATTAGAAGCTTCTGATATGGTAATTCCTCACGATATTACAGAAACACTCATTGATATGGCTACCAAACAACAAAACTACTCTATGACTGGTGTGAAAATTCCAGAGTTTAAAGTAATTGATGCTCAAGGTGGCGGAAATGTAACTCTAACCTATGGATCACTTATAACTGTACAAGGAGATGTAACAAGGGATGCACTTCCTGATTTGCAAACTATCGTACAAAAAGCTAGTGATTATACTCAAAATGAGATAAGAAAAAATAAAAGAAGATTTGGATAATTGATATTGGTGGACTGCTCTCTCATTGGTAGTCCACCTTTTTAAATTGGAAAGGAGGGACAAATAAAATGGCAGGATTTATTTATAATGGAAAGTCTACCAAAGATATCATTTTAAGTACAGAATTAATTTTAGCAACATTTCAATCTGTAGATTCTGTTGATGGAATGACTCGTGATGATGTGGCTGGAAATTCTACTATCGCCCATTCAATTGTAAATGAATATGGAACAATTTATGATAATTTAAAGATTGAATATGGTTTAATCAAGAAAGATAAAACGCCATTTACAGAAGCAGAACAACAAATTGTTGAGGCATGGCTCACATCTCCAAAATTATCACAAGACATCCAAATTTATGATTGTGAAGGAAATATAACAGATATTTATTGCGGAAAATTTACAGAGACAGAATGGAAACCGATGAGTGGAGGATTTGCTGGTCTTAGCTTTACATTTTCATGTAATTCAGCATATGGGAAAAAGAAATTTAGTCAAACCTATTCTATTAATGGTAGTAAAATAAATGTTACAATAAACAATCTTACAGATGAATTAGAAGAATACGTTTACCCTGTTTTGAATATTTACCAAACTTCAAATACCAATGCTACTATTACTATAAAAAATAAAACTGATAATAACAATTCTATGAGTTTTTTAACACGTAGAAATAATCATATGGTTATAGATTGTAAAAATTGTATTCCATACGATCAAACCACATCTGGAATAATTGCATATAAAGATTTAGGATGGCAAGATGTAGGAAATATTTATTGGCTCAGACTTCTTCCAGGAGAAAATCAAATTGAAATTGATTGTTCTGCGACTGTCAGTGTAAAGGTAGAATTTGACTACACATGTAAAAGGGTAGGTGGATGGATATGATACCTACTTGTAAGAAAATATATTTGTGCGATTTTAATTTACATCCGTTAACGGTACTTAATGGCGTAGATACTAATTCTGTAAAATATAGTTGTCATGTAAAAGACTACGATGAACTTACATTTGATGTTGATGAATACATTATCATTAATGGTAAAAAAGTAAAATCTCTAGGTTACGATATGCTACTTCCTTACATGACTGTGTATTTGGAAGATTTAGGTATGTTCCAAATGCAGAATCCTAAAACAAGCAATGATGGAAATAGTGAAAAGAAATCAATTACTGCATACTCTCTTGAAAAAGAATTTGAAGATAAAAACTGGTTAAATTTTAAATGCAATACAGGTGATAAAGATTCACTTGAACAAGTTGCGGAAAACAATTTAAATGAACTCGGATATGCTAAAGAGTTTGTTACTTTTTATAATAAAAATAAACATGATTTATCATTTATTCATCTTCTATTAGAAAAACTTCCTGGGTGGTCAGTAGATGATGATGATATTGATCCCGTGTTATGGACACGAAAGCTTCCTGCTATTACACAAGATAATACAAATCTATATGCTCTTTGTTGTTCTTATATTGCTCCACGCATGGAAATTCTATTTTTATTCGATACAATTCATCGGAAAATCAAAGCCATTGCAAAAGAAAATCTGAATGATAAAAAATATGAATCAACTGTTTTTATCAGTTATAGAAATCTTGCACAATCTATTGATATTGATGTAGATGAAGATTCTATCTTTACAAGATTCAATGTACGTGGAGATGATGATTTAAATGTAATTAATTGTAATTATGGCGATTATTATGTTATGAATCTGGACTATTTTTTATGCTCTCCATATATATCCGATGAATTACTTATAAAAGTAAAGAAATGGATTAAATATAGAGATGATAACCGTGATAAGTATATTGAAGTTGCTAAGAATGTAGCGGACGCAAGCCAAAAAGTAAATGATATTATTTATAGAAATCCCGCAGATGATTTAGATATCAAACAATGGGATGATATGAATGAAGATGGTTTAAATGAAAGTCTTAAATATTATAATTCTCTACTAACAAGTCTGCAAGTTTCTGTAGACCCAAACTGGGATGCATCGAATAATGATTTTTCAACTTATAAACCGTGGACTAAAGCAGATGGCAGTGTTGACCATGACAAGTATCTTGAGAAATTAAAAGCTCAAGAAAATGGATATGGTGGATATTATACCTATTATGATATTCTTCATTATATTATTCCAAATATTGAAATTGCTATCCGAAATCTCAAAAAAGTAGATGAGAAAAAAGAAGATTATGTCAAAGACTGGGAAACCAATTGGGATTTATATGGAACATCTGAATTAGATGCTTTAAATAAAAAATACACAGAAGAACTTGAAAAAGTTCAAGATTATGCAAAGCCTTGGAGTGAATTAACAGACGAAGAAAAACGAGCTAATAGTGGTAATAAAGATAGTTATAATATTTATCATAATAAATATGTAGAAATTTATGGATATATAAGTGCAAATGGTACTCTTACCGCTGCTATTGCAAAAAGAAATCAAGAAAAAAAAGAAGCACAGAAAATTCTTGATGGATATAATTCTCAAATGTCGAGCATGAAAATATCTGCAAGTATTAACAATGCAGATTATGGATTTACTGATGAAGATAAAACTGTTATATATTCACTCTTTCATGATCAAGATTATCAAAATAATAATATCGTTTCTACTTCTGTTGATACATCTGTTACAGAAATTGATAGAGAAAAAGAATTATATGATGATGCGGTTGAGAAACTTTCAGAGGTAGCACAACCTCAATTCAAGTTTACTGTATCTTTAGATAATCTTTATAGAATCGAAGCTTTCAAGCATTGGCAAGGAGAACTTGAATTACTTAAATTTATTCGTCTAGGTATTCGTGATGATTATAGTGTAAAACTTCGTGTTACTGGAATCACATGGAATCCTTGTGATATTACAGAAGATCTTACACTTGAATTTTCAAATATGATCACATCTCGCTCTGGGAGAACTGATCTTACAGAATTACTCGATACTGAAAATAATCGTGGTTCAAAAAATAGTATATCTTTTGGTACTGGTGATTCAGACAGTGAAAAAGAATATCTATCTTCTATGCTTCAACAATTAGTTAAAATGGGAGCATTTAAAACGGCTGTTGGAAATATTGCTGGAAGTACCACAGCTAATCTCGATGAAGCTAGAATCAACACTTTAGTTTCTAACTTTATTAATGCTTCAAAAATTAAAGTTGATAACATTGAAGGTGATAAAGGTAGTTTTAATGAGTTCTTTACAAAATATCTTGATTCAGAAGTAATCTCTACTAATCTTATCAATGGATCAAATGGGGATTTCATTGACTTTGTAAACTCTCATTTGAACATGAAACACATTACCACAGAACTTTTACAGGGCGAAACTGGTAATACATTTATTGATTTTGTCCATAATGAAATGAAAACTGGTACGATTACGGCAGACCAAATCCGTAGCGAAGATGGAAAAACATTTGTCGATTTAGTAAATGGACAGATTCAAGCGGCGAAAATTACAACGGATCAAATCTCTGGTGGAGATGGAACTACATTTATTGATTTCTTAAAAAATCAGATTTCTACTTCTGATATCACAGCAAATCAGATTAAAGGATGGGGTGATTCCCAAACTTTGATTGACTTTGTAAATAACAAAATCACTACTTCTGACATTTCAGCAAATAAAATCACAGGTCTAAATGATTCCAAAACTTTTATCGATTTTGTAAACAATCAGATTAATACAAGTGTTGTTAATTCAGACTTGGAGAATGTTAAGAACCTCCTTGCAGGAAATGCAGGAGTTGGTAGCTTACAATCCATTCATTTTACATCTGCAAATGCTGTTATTGATGAAGCCGTTATCAAACAACTGATTGCTGCAAAAATGTCTGTAGCAGATCTTATGACTCATGAAGCTACGGCAGAGATAATTACTCTCATATCTCAAGATGGAAAACCTTCGATTGCTTTTAAAAATAGCACACAACAGTTTTATGATAATAATGGAAATGTCAGAGTTCAAATTGGACAAGATGCTACAGGAGCATTTACTTTTTCTTTATTTGATGAAACTGGAAAAGGTGTTTTGATTGATAGTAAGGATGGTGTCCATGCTGGCGCAATCGCTGACGGATTAATCGTAAATGATATGATTCAAAGCGGAACTGTGTCAAAAGATAAGCTCAGTTTTCCTATTGTTGAAACAGATGAGAATGGCAAGATTTCTATTACGAATATTCTTGACGGAAAAGGAAATGAATTTGGCGTATCCTATACAGAATATCAAGAAAGCGTTGCAACTGAATTATCAAGTATAAATAGTAATTTAAGCGGAGTATCTTCTACTGTAAGCAAAATAGATAAATCTATTACAGACAAAATCTGGGAATCGGATATTACGACAAAGATAAATGACTATGATCAAACAACCGTTAAAGATATTAGAGATAGAACTACTTCTGTTGAAAAGAATATTACGGGTATAAATTCTACCGTTAAAGATATGCAGACGACACTTGAAAGTAAAGCTGACGGAACTACTGTCCAATCACTTACAATTCGTGTATCAAAGGCAGAACAAGATATGAGTGGATTCAAACAAACCGTTGAATCAACTTATTCTACAAAATCGGAAACAGAATCGGTAAACAATTACGCTAAAACATCTTTTGAACAGCTATCGGATAAATTCTCATGGTTAGTGGATGGAACATCATCTTCTACTTCTCTCACACTTACGGATAGTTTGGTATCTGCAATCACGAATCAGTTTGTTATTAAATCACCAGATGGCACTTCTACCATTATTGAAGGTGGAAAAATCAAAACAGGTGCAATTACAACCGATATGCTCTCTTCTTCTGTAATCAAATCAAAGAATTACAAAGAAGGTACATATGTTGACGGTGCAGGTTATTCCATTTTAGGAACATTCCTTGATTTAGACAACGGTATGATTCATACACCTGGATTCTATACAGATACAATCGGAAATGCGTATTTCAATGGTACAATCAACGCATTAGATGGATGGTTTGGAACAGAGCAACATAATTGGTATATTGGAACAACTATCATTACAGACATAATGAACAATGATGGTGCGCTGACTGGCGATGAATATTCTTATTTGAAAGCTACTGAAAATGCTGCGATTGTAGTGAATGAATGGCATTTACAAAGTCAGAACGATAATATGAGCCTTCAATCTGGATTGACTACTCTTAACAATGGTAAGTTTGTACTCAATCCACAAGATAATAAATATTATGATTTTGGTATTGTAAAACCAGATATGAGTAAAGATGCAAAATCGTATAATAAAAAATTTTTATATATCAGACGAGCAGATACACCTACTACTCACCCTCAAGATTGGGAATATTTATTTCACGTGGATTATGATGGTTCTATTTGGTATAAAAATCAAAATGTTGCTGGCGGAAATGTTTTTCTATCTACTACAGGTGGAACTATTAAAGGTGATTTGACAGTCACAGGAACATTAAATGCAACGGCAAATCAAGCAAAAAAAGTAGTAAATGCTTTAAGTATCAACGGAAAAGCTTATGATGGTTCAGCGGCAATTAATGTTGGTTCTATATCTATTGCATATGGCGGTACAGGTGGAACCACTGTCAGTGAAGCAAGAGCAAATTTAGGAGTGCTAGGAGCAAATAATAAAAATGGCTATTATGGATTGGCTTGTCCAGATGGAAATGATACAGACTGGATAAGATCAACTGTAAATGGTTTGATTCCTTATCAGTCTGGAAACGCTGGCGATGGTCATAGTTCTCTTGGTACTAGCACATGGTATTTTTCAGAGGCTTATATTGATTTTATTCATGGTTCTTTAAAAGGAACTGCTGACAGAGCTATTTGTGATGATGAAGGAAATAAGATTTCTTCAACATATTTAAAAGCAACATCTACAGAATTTGATTCGATTACTGTTGGTAATATGATTGTAAATGGTACAGCAAGATTCGTAAATGGTTTAATGGGAACATTAACAGGTAATGTTATTGGTAATGTTTCAGGTAGCGCAAGTTATGCGACATCTTCTGATACTGCAAACTATATTAATCTTGTTGCAACTAATGAGATTCGTTTTTATAAAAACCAATTCAAAGGAGGTACTGTACATTTTGGTTATAGATGGTCAGATGGTTCTACTTCTCCTTTGATTACAGAATATAGATTCAACAATGGTAATGGATCTCCAACTCAAGTTACGGCTTCTCAGTTTAATGGTAATTTAAATGGTATTGCTACTAGAACTACTCTATTAAATCCTGTTACAACATCTGATACTTTTACAACTGGCACTAGCACATGGCGTAATGACATAACTGATGGATATGTAGTATGGGGACAATGGTGGAGAGATACTAACTTAACAAATGATACTGCTAATTTAACTATCTGGATTAGAAAAGAAGGTACTGTTACTAGCGCAAATATGACTATTGATGGTACTATTTATGCAGTCGGAGGATTTAATGGTAACGCCACATCCGCAACCAAACTTCAAACAGCACGTAAAATTGGTAATGCTTCTTTTGATGGCACAGCGGATATTAGCTTATCTTCCATAGGCGCAGCTTCAAGTGGACATACTCATAATTATGCTTCAACATTGAGTTTAAATGGAACGAATTTTACTGTTACATCAAATAAAATCACAGTAAGTAGAGAACAACTATTAACTGCTATAGGTGCATCATCAGGTTCAGTAAATGGATATATGTCGGCTGCGGATAAATCAAAACTTGATTCTATTACCGTTTCTGATATTGGTACAGTTGGAGCAAATAGTATCAAAGGTACTGGATATATTAAAGCTACTATAGCAAAAGGTGTAGCAACACTTTCTCATAATACTTCTGGTGTTACAGCAGGAACTTATGGTGCTGATTCTACAAACTATCTTACGATTCCCAAGATTGTAGTTGATTCTACTGGTCATATTACAAGTGCAAGTGCTTATAGTGTTACTGCGGCTAATATAGTAAGCAAATTAGGAACTACAGCAGTAAACAGAGCTACAGCAGATTCAGATGGAAATGCAATTAATTCCACTTACTTAAAACGCTCTGGTGGCGCAATGACAGGTAATATTTCATATCAAGGTACAAAAGCAACAATTGAAGTAATTAGGTTTATTGACAATAAAAACGATGTATATGGAAATGGTATTGCGATTGGCGCTGGAGGTGCAACGATTATTGGTGGCGGTGAATCTTCGGCTTTTTGTCAAAATAGTTACATTGCAACAGGTGGCGATGAAAAATTAATTTTGGCAAATGATGGAGCGATTGACTTCTATACCAATTGTCAAAATAATAGCACTACTGATGCCGTACACGTTCAAATTGATGCTACTGGAAAATTTACAGGTGTATCCGCCCAAGCAACAAAACTTCAAACGACAAGATATATATTTGGAAGAACATTTGATGGAACATACGATATAGCAGGACAAGCAACGGTTTATGGTTGGTACAATTCTAATGCAGGAAACCGATATGCTAGTGGAGGATTACAAATTCGTGAAAATAATTGTGTGCAAAATAAACAATCTGATATAGCATACGCTCCTTCAATAGGATTCCATTGGTCTAATAGAATTGCAGCAACATTATTGTTTCACTCAGATGGAATTTTCTATTTTAGAAAACAAAATTTCACTGATAGAGCGACTATTGATGCCAACTTGAATGCCGGAAGTATTGCAACCACCACAGCTAATATTTATGGCACAGCGACATTTACAAATATGTCTGTTCATAACGGTGGAGTAAAGTCTGGTTTATTACATCTTCAAGGTACTACATCTGCATCTATTGCTTATGGTGCAAATAATCCGAAGATTAAATTTGTAAATTCAGATGGAAGTCAGATAGTTGAACTAATGTACACTGATTATGATTCCGTAAGATGGCCTGCTGGATTAGCAATGAGAGGTAATCAAGGTAATGAATATTTTGATGTTCCTCATTTATATGCTAGTCAAGTACATGTAGATAATCATTGTGCTTTACAATATGACAGTTCAAATCAATGTTTGAACTTCGTATTCTCATAATACAGGGAAGATAGGTGTCATAGCTTATCTTCTCTCTCGAAAAAAGAAAGGAGGGATTGTTTGGGATTACAAGTATGGATGCCCATGATTGGAAATATTAATAATCAAGGGCTAAGTAATTTATCAAATCTTTCTGGAAATTATGTACAGGCAACTTGCAGTACTTTTGGAAAATGTTTAAATGTTCCAAATTCACCTATAAATTTTACTGCTGACGGATTGGTTAATGCAAAGAAATTTAGTGTGTGTTTTTGGATCTTAACTGATAAGGGTGTAAAAGTTAATTGGAGTCCTATGTTGAGATTAGGCGATAAAAAATCAGATGGAACGGCTGGTAATCTATTTAGATTTGAAGCATGTTCTGATACATATGATTATCCAAGAGCATGTTCTTTTCATAATAATGATCAATATGCAATCACTGCTGGAAGTAGAATTTTAGGATCTGCTAAAAACACATGGTATCATGTTTGTGTCACGTATGACGGTACGGAACTTAAATCGTATACTAATGGAAATCTAATTGGAACGGACGTAGGTAATGGTGGTTATCTCACAGGTTATGTTCAAATTGGTAGTGCAAATTATTTTGGTTTAATGAACGATCTTCGTATATATGATGAAGTTATTTCACAAAAGCAAATAAGAAGTATTTATAATTTGCAAATCATTCATTATCCATTGAACAATATTTATGAAGTCGGAATTACAAATAAATATTTTGGTGATGCTGCGGAAGGTGCTTTGAATTATAGTAGTTATATTACCAGAACAAAGCTTTCAAATGAACGTGGATACAAATACAAATTATCATATACAGGCACAGGAAAAGATATGTATAAATGTTTGATAATAGGAAGTCACTTCTCTTTTACCGCAGGAAAAAAATATTATTATTCATGTAAAGTTCGATGCAATTCTAAATTACATACTCAATTATTTTTAAGAGCTGCTAGATGTAATAATGATTGGGTAACAACTATGGTAGATACTTTAAATGCGGATGGACAATGGCATGAATATACTGTTTCTCAAACTATAAACGCGAGTTTTGATAGGTCAGGTACTACTGTTACATGTAATCCGTGGGTTGAATTTTACACTAATGATATGAGTACCAATGGTATGTCTTACACTTTTGACGTAGATATAAAAGATATCCAAGTAACAGAAGGACAAAAATATTCGTTTATCGCAAATGAAATGGTAACTTCATCTGTATCAGATATCTCTGGATATTCTAACAACGCATCGGTTGGTATTGGCGTTCAATACTCTGTATCTAATACATCATTAAATATTTTAGATGATTCTGTAAGTGTAGATGATACTACTCTTTCTGTACAAAATGCAAGTGTTACTGATACAACTTTATCATTGGCTTCTAACAATGCATCGGTTGGTATTGGCGTGCAATCTCCACGTTATGACGCATGTTATTATTTTTCTGCAAAATCATATCTTAAATTTCCAAATCCAATTTATGCTAAAAAGACAATTTGGGGGCTAACTATTAATATGTGGGTAAGGCTCGATAGTGGATGCGGTGGATATGCTACTATCCTATCAGGTTTAAATAATCCTCCAAGTAATTTCCCTTGGTTAGCTGTAAATACAGAAGGTTATGGTCTTTGGAGTTATATATGGAGTAATGCACCTCAGTATGGACGAGGCATGTCAAATGAACTTTTATCATTAAATACATGGTATATGATCACATATGTTTTTAATAGTGGAAGTGTTTATTGGTATCTTAATGGTACAAGAAAAGGTGATATTACAAAATATACTACATTAAATTATATCAATGCTGATATGGAATATTTAGCATTGGGAAACTCTTATTCAGGAACACAATGGAATACAAATTTCTGTGGATGGATTTCTGATTTTAGAATGTTTACTACGGTACTTAGCGCAGACGATGTTAAGGCATTGTATCAAAATTCAGCATCTATCACTTCGACTGGACAAGTTATGTTAGCAGGTGAGGTGGTTGAATCATGACAACGGTTAAAAAGAATGGAAATGCTATTGTTCCAAATTTGTATGAGTGTAAAGCAATGTCTATTTTTGTTGATGGAAATGGAATGGCTTTACAAAATAGTGTTACTTATACACCAAATACAGGATCAAATTCGTGTATGCCTGAACGTGTCGTAACAGTAACTCCAAATGTAAAATACTATATTGAATGTACTCTTACATGGAATGGATTTACAAAAACAAACTCTGGTGGAACTTTTGATATGTGGTTTCAAGGTACTCAAAATGATGGATGGACAACAGGAAATCCTGTCATGGGTGCGCTAAATGATGTAAAACGACCACGTGATGTTGTATTGAGTAAAACTACTGGTGTTTATACATATAAAACTACATTTACATCTACAAACACATCTATAACAAAATTCGGAATTAGTATGAGAAGTGATTATTCAAATGGAACTGCATGGGTAACTCTCAGCGATATATTGATTGTTCCAGAGAAATATTATATTAACCTCTTATCTTCCAATTCTGTAAAGACAAAATTTCATAATACTTATATAAGTTGCAACGAAATTATAGAAAATTAAAGGAGAAATTTATGGCTCTATTTAAAGTAAAAGTAACAAAAAAAGAAAGTGGTGAAGAAGTTGAATATCGACTTTATGAGTGGAATCCTTCCATGTTTCAAACAAATGCCACTTTGAAACTTATTACATCGGATTATCAATCTGTTAAAACAGATTTTAATGATATTGAAAAATTAGATATTTATGCAGGAGAAAACTTCTTAGCTACATTTACGGCATATGACAGCTTCTCTTCTGCTATGGCTTTTAGTTCACAATTTTATGAGCCTGAAAGTCGTTTTGTTGACGTTATCGAAATCAATCTAACAAAAGCTGATTTAGTGAATCAAGTGCAAAAACTTGATGCGAAAATCAATCCTGTAGTAAATCCAGATATGATGGATTTAGAAGAATATAAAACATATATCCATAATCAAGTATCTCAATCTGCTCAAGCGGATATTTTTAATGGACAGGATATTGTTATGTCGGATGGAAGCACAGGACATTTCACATTCACTCTCGAAGATCAAAGTAATACTGCTTCTGCAATGGCTTCGGTTAGAGAACTATTAGGACAGGGAGTTCCTATTGAACAACTTTCAGTTCCTTATCATTCTTCTGGAAATCCATGTGAAATGTATTCAGTAATAGATTTCACAAATATCTATACGACACTATATCTTCATTCTATCTATGTGCAAACATATTGTAATGCAATCAATATGCTAATCAAAGCATGTGAATCTAAAGAAGAACTTACAAAAATCACATATGGAATGGAACTTCCAGAAGAATCTATGAATCGTGTAAATGAAATCGTAGCATCTTCTAAAGCGTTCATGATGAAGATTGTAGAACCATATCTTCCAAAAGTTGATACTGATACAACTGGTAAGGACGAATCTAGTAAAGATGATACTACGAAAGATAATGTAAATACAGATTCTTCAACAGAATCATCCGAAACAAAGAATAACTAATCAAAAGAGAATAAATTAATTCAAAGGAGATTTTTAATATGAGCAAATTTAAGAAAATGACACTGAAAAACGTAGAAGTAGTAAACATTTATGCATATATCAATCGTACAGAAAAGGTACTTGATAAAAAAGGAAATGTTGAGAAAGATGAAAACGGTAATGAGAAAACATACTCTCCTACTCTTGAACTCATCAAGGATTTTAATACAAAAGCAAAGTGGGCGTTTCGTGTAAATCTCAAAAAGATTGAAGAAGCTAATAAACTTTATGAAGAGGCACTCAGAGAATTTCAGTCCGAATATGCTGACGATGAACACTCTACAGAAGAGGTTATGAAAGATGAAAAAGGTAATCCTGTAAAGAATGAACAAGGTGAAGAGATTAAAACAAGAACTGTTAAAAAGGAATTTTTTGCAGAGTTCCAGAATAAATACCAGGAACTTTTAGTACAAGAAAATGAAATCAATTTCAAGCTTATCACTATTGATGATATCGAAGATGCAAACCCATCTTTTGCAGACCTTGAGATGCTATCATTTATGATTGATGATGAGGACGAATAATATCGTCCTCTTTTTTTGAAAGGAGGTGCGATTTATTTGGCTCAATTAAATAATTTGATCGTGACAGGTAGTTCACGATTTTTAAATAAGGTTTATTTTAGTAATGGTGGTACATTTAATGGAAATATAAACATAAATAACGGTGAATTACAAATATATGGTAGAACCGCATTAATGGGATATGATTCTTGGCTTCGTATTAATGAGCCAAAACATTTTACATCGGGTATTTATTGTGGCAATGGAACATTGAGAACTGATGGAGAGTTTCAAGTTGGAGATAATGGAAATTGCTTTAAAGCGAACAGTTCGGCTATTACTTGCAATAGATCATTGATAGTAAATGCGGGCGTTGATTTTGGATATGGTGCTACAATTAGAAACGCAGGTTTGGAATTATATTTTTCAACTCCATTTATAGATTTTCATTTTAATAACAGCAATAAGGATTTTACTTCAAGAATTATTGAAAGTAAAGAGAGCGTTCTAAGCATCAATGGCGTAACTTGCTCAAGTTCAAATTTAGCTGCAAACAATGTTAGTGCAACAAACGTCAATGTTTCTTCACGTATTAATGCGGATGCTGCAACAGCAATATTTAATAATGTCTATGTTAAAGATGAACTTCGTAGTACAACATGGGCGATTGATAATATTACAAATCTAGGTTCTACATTCTATGTATCTCCGTGCGTTATCTTCACAAATCCAAGTGTTTATATTAATTCAAAATCTGGCACTACTGTTACTCTTACTATTACTGATAACAATATTATAAGTTCTACTATTGGAGGTCAAACATGGACTTCTGGCAGTAAGATCAAGCTTATGGGACGTATCAATACATCAGTTCTTGGTGTAGTAAATGGTACAATGGCAAGACAATTAAATACTACTACTGCTAAAACAGCATATATCACATTAAATTTTGCAACAACTAATGACTGTGCAGGAATTGAGCAAGGTAAGACTTATTCTGGTTCAGCTATTGGTGATTTAAAAATGATGATGTATGAGGTCAATCTTAATGTTAATGGTATAACTAAGAACAGACCTGTAGGAATCAGAATGTCGTCTTATAATGAAGATAAGAAGTCAAGTATTGATATCTATAATGGAACAGTTGATGACGGAAAACCAGTTGTAAGAATGGGTGTGCTTGATGAACTTCCGGCTGTTAATGGTGAAAAGCCCACGGGATATGGATTTTATGCTGTAGGTAATGCTTTCTTTAGTGGTCGAATTGTAAGTGGTTCTGGTAAGATTGGTAACTGGAATATCGGCACTGATTCTCTTTATGTCCCTAATAAAACTGGTATATCTTCAAATACTGGTAAATTTGCATTTTGGGCAGGTGAAAGTAACAACAAGAATGGTGCAAGTGATACAAACGCTGTATTTAGAGTTGGACATAATGGTGTATTAATTGCTACAAACGCAACAATTAATGGTAACGTTACTGCTACTTCTGGTACGATTGGTGGATGTTCTATTTCTAATGGTAAATTAATTGTTCCCTCTGCAAATATCTCTGGTACTCTCAACGCAAGTCAGATTAGAGTAGGTGATTTTACAGAATATCATGATCTTACTTCGGAAACATATTCAAGATACGGATTTTCTATTGTAGCTGATGGCAATAATAATCCTTGGTTCCAACACACACCTCAGAGAGATATTCAAATTTCTCCAGGTCAAGGTTATAACAGTTATAAATGTAATGGTGGTGGAACTTACCATATTGAATTTGAGGTGTCGTCTACTGTTCAATCAAGTGAAGCCGACAATTACGGAAAGAATACATATGTAAATATTAATATTGGTTTGTATGGAGTAAATACATCTGGATCGAATGTTTGGTATATTCCTACTGGTTGTAGGTCTAATTCATCTGGATCAGTTCAAAAAGTATCAACTTCTGTATATTTGGCGAGTGATGTAAGAAGTTTTGCCACATTTATTCAATGTGCAGGTTTTGGAACTTTTTCAGGGACTTTAAAAATTAGAAATATATCAATTAGACGAATGGCTGATAGTGCGTTAATTGTTGATGGTTCAATTACAGCAGATAAGATTAAGGCAAACGCTATCACAGCAGATAAAATTACCACAAATAATATTTCTGGTACTAATGGATGGATTAATTTGAGAAGTGGTACTTTTAAATATAATGACGGTGCATTAGCATGGGATGGAAGTACAATGACAATTGGTGGATTTAAAATTTCAAAATATAAAATTACTAATGATGCAATTGGAATATGTAGTACATCTGGTCAAGAATGGGCTTTCTGGGCTGGTGCTTCAAGCGGTGGTAATGCGCCATTCCATGTAGGACATGATGGAAATTTGTATGCTTCTAAAGCCAATATTACAGGTACTATTAATGCAAGTAGTTTAACCGCAAAGCAATATTACAAGATATATGATAGTAATGGTAAAAACGAAAGAACATTTGTATCATGGAGTGGAAGTATGTTGTCTTTTGGACTTGTTTCTCAAAATGGTTCAAATGAAGCAGAAATTCAAATACTACCTGGAAGTCAAACCGTAACTTTTAACGGAGATATAGGAGCTACGCAAGGAACAATATATGCTGGTTCAATTGATGCCACTGGTTCATTGTCTGTTAGGAAAACAGCAAGGATGGACATTTTAACGTTCTATGATTACCAACAAGACACTTTACCAACAGCATCGGACATGATATACAGAAGACCTATAGCATCAGCGGCATCAAATAATGGTAGAGTTGCATTTTTACAAGGAGCATCTGGAAATAAAATAAGTATTCGTGCGCAATATGGAAAATCCGATTTTTCAAGTGCAACATTTACAGCATCATCATCAGACATAAGATTAAAAGAAGATGTAAAAGATTCTTCCGTTAATGCTTTATCAAAAATTATGCAAATGCAAATTAGAGAATTTAATTGGAAACAAACAGGAGTGCATCAAGAATTAGGATGCGTTGCGGATGAATTAGAGTTAATCGATCCTCTTCTTACTACTGGTGGCGGATATGATGATGATGGTACTATGAATATCAAATCCATTGATACTCTATTATTGAGTGAATATGCAATTAAAGGTATACAAGAATTATACAAGCAAAACAAACATCAACAAAAAAGAATTGAATATCTGGAATCACAACTAAAGAATAAATAAAAATAAAAGGCAATAGACTATATTAAATCTATCACCTTTAGAAATTTATTTTACAGTTATCTTACATTTCACATATTTAGAACCGCTTTTGATTGTAATATATGCAGTTCCTTTCTTTCTTGCTGTAATTATACCTTTGCTATTTACCGTTACAACTTTTTTGTTGTTAGAAAAATAGCTTATTTTGTCTTTGCTATATGACGGAGAAATCTTTGGTTTTAACGTATACTTTTTACCTTGTTTTATTATAATATTCTTTTTTACTCCGTAGATTTTTTGTGTTTTTGCAGGTTTAACAGTAATATTTATTTTTGCTTTTAATCCACTCTTTAATATTAACTCAACCGTTTCTTTTCCGATTTTATTATATGGCTGAATTGTAATTGTATCAGATTTATCTCCTTTTTTAAGACATATGTTTCTTATATAAATACTTCCATTTAAATGAGTTCTGTCAACTACATTATCACCTTTTGCATGTTTAATTTGAAACTTTTTAATTTGATTAGCATACATTGTAACATTAGTAGTTGATGGCTTGCAATATGGTTTGATGGGATTTAATACTTTTCCGCTTATTACAGTTCCACAAATTCTACATTTTTGACAATTTGAATAACCATAATCTTTATATGTTGGTTCTTTGTATTTTATAGTATCAATTCTATGCTTTTCATTTTTGCAATCTTCACAGAATGTTATAGTGGTATTCGATATTTTTAATATACTTTTATTTTTGATAGAACCAGAATATTCAAAACTCTTTGTTAAATCATCATAAAAATATTCAAAATGATACACTCCCTCTGGTTTAGCTGACACAAATACATCACTTGATTCACTCTCTATCATGTCAGTTTTTGGATTGTAAAATAAATAAGTTGCCATATATGAATTGCTAATATTTGAGTTACTATATTTATAAAGAATTCTACCAACATAAGTTTTCTTATCAGGATCAGAATTATCATATGTTCTATTAGCAATTTTAAAACTAATGTTCAATCTATCTCCATATCCCAAAATTGAATCATTATTGATTTTAAAATCTGTGATAACAGGAGGTTGTGGCTTCACCTGATCTTCCTCAATATACTTTCCCTCTTCTGCTGTCCCATTAGAAAAATCACTAGCTGAAACTTTTCCTGCTGTTAATGTCATACACAATAATAGTACCGCCATTAATACAACATATGGTATAAAATGAATACCAATTTTCTTTTTCATTCTCTGTACCTCCCATAGTTTGATATCTTCATTTTACTCTCTTCTGTTGAATGTTGCAATCAAAATTAAGGTATAGAGAAAAGTTAGGAGGTGAAAAATGAAATCATTACGTAGTTTTATGAAATACCTACTACTCTTTACATTCTCTGGATATGTGTATGTATGCTTAGAGCTTATCTTTCGAGGACGTTCCGATATTACTATGATGTTCTGTGCGTCCATTTGTGCCATTCCAATGATTGTTTTAAACAATATTTTTTCTTATGAAACTGATATTTCATTACAAATAGGAATCTGTGCTGTTTTTGCAACTTTAATTGAATATATGTTTGGATTGATTTTTAATCAAGATTATCACATTTGGGATTATAGAAATATGCCTTTTAATATTGACGGACAAATCTGTTTGCCGTTTACTTTTTTATGGGCGTTTATCGCTGCAATTATCATTCCATTAATGGACTGGATTGACCATTACGTATTTGATTATCTTCCAGATGTAAAACCATATTATAAATTGTTTGGTCGGATTATCTGGAAAATGAAGTGATTAATCTTGATTAATGATAAACCATTTATGTTTATCTGTTCTATAAAGTAATGCTATTGTTCTAACAGCATTATCATATTCAACCATATATTCACAAGAAAATAGAATATCGTGCATTTGAGAAATGCACATTTTTGTTGACACTTGTATTCTCTCGTTTTTGTATCTGAAATAAAGAGGTTTGATATTTCCCTCTGAGTCAAAAGATGCAATTACAGCTACAGGTGTTAATTTTTTGTAACTCATAAAAATCTCCTATTCTAAACTTATGTTCGATATTATATACCATTTTAATCAGAACGTCAATTCAGGATAGGTTATCAATATAAAATAGGAGGTCTACATATGGCTGTTATTGATCATATTACAACGAATAATTCAGCAACATATGAAGTTCAAGATACTGTTGCTCGTGCAAAAGCAAACAATTTAGAATCAGCAAACTATACAGATATCGGGGGGGTTCGCAGATGGCAATACTTTCCTAGTCAAAACTAATGATGGAATGAAAAAAGGATATCTTAACAATTTTGCAAATTGGATTTTAAACAAACTTGCTACAAAAGTATACAATCAGTTAGCCACATCAAATAAAACTATGATTGGGGCGCTTAATGAATTAGATAGTAAGAAGGCAGTGCCAGGTAAAATTCCTGAGTTCTTCGACAATATTGATAAAATAAATAATACCTCAATTGTAATTGCAACAAATCAAAGTAGCGGCACTCTTCCTAAAAAAATAGGAGGAAATAGGTACGTGATAATTACAGATGCTAGTTTTAGCGAAAGTGGACTGATATATGCAGTTCAATTTGCTATCGGCTTCGGATCATCTACTATCGCAATTAGGAATTGCAATTATACAGCTGCTGGAAACGGAAAGTATAGCGAATGGAGATATATTTAATTTCATAATCACTTTACAATTCCAAATTAAATAGTAACCGGCTCAGAAAGTATAACTGGCGTGCATATGACGATATTATCAGTGCCATAAACGCTGAGAAAAAGGCTGTTCTGACGCAAGGTTCAAGTGTCTTTTCAGTGGCAACAAATGAAGGGCATCTATATATGATCATATTGTGCGTTCCAGAATCAAAAGATGCTGTTGGCGTATATGTTGACTATTTTAAGCCGACCGTCACTGCATTTCGATATAAAAATGACTCGTTCGAGCTTATTATATAAAAAGAAATTTTCCTCTTCCTAATGAAACAAGTGAGTATTCAAGTAACGTTCAAGAATACAACGAAGAATTAATTGTCAATTTTATAAGCGAATTTTTAAGAATTTATATTAACTAAAGCTTCCTTTAGTTAATCAATAAAAGGGGCAGGAGAACTTTCTCCCGCCCTACTCTCTTACTTACCCAAGTCTAACAACCTATGCAAGTATGAATCTGTCTGCAACGCATCAGGACTCTCACTGTCATTGACAACTACGAGTTTATTTGCTTCATTTTCAATAATTTGTCTAATGTAATCAAATACATGTAGTGTATGTATGAAGCTTTGCATTTGCTCATATGTAATCATATGGGCTTCATCTGCCATCTCGAATATAAGAATCTTTAGACCTTTTCGATGTTTATACATTTTGACGAACTCATTAATCTTTTGTTCGTCAGACGTATTTAACTCATCTACTACATAACTTTCTATATGATCAATCCTTATACAGAGCAATTTGATGTAATTTTTAATTTCATATAATGCCATATTTGTCACCTCCTTTCTGGGTAGGAAAATTATACCTGATTGAAGGGTACATTTCATTGATAAAAATTTAGCAAATATGGAAGTATTTGGATGCCATTTTGGATATATTATATAAAATATTACAAATTTTTCATTTATATTGAAATATTTTCATGCAATTATCCAAAATTTTATTTATGTTTTTAATGTTCTATCATTTTATGTTATACTATCAGAAAAATAATATAAGGAGGGATCTATATGAGAAAGAGTGTTGGAAAGATTTTGCGAAAATGTCACCTTAATTCAAAATATAAAGGATATCTTTATATTCAAGACAGCGTAGATATTATAGTTAGTTGTATTGAAAATGATAAAACAACATACATAACAAAAGATATCTATCCTGTCATTGCACATAGGTATAATTCAACAATATCTAGCGTTGAAGCTTCAATTCGTCATACAATATACAGATGTTGGGATGGCAATAAATCATATGTATGTGAAATCCTGGGATATGATGCTTCAAAATGTCCTAGCAATGCAGAGTTCCTAAATGCTCTTGCGTTGTATTCTAACTATGATGTTTAAACGAAATATTTTCTCTATAATATGAAAGTAAAATGTAAAACAAAATAAGATTTTTTAAGAGAGTCTTGAGTTATTTCAAGGCTCTCTATTTTTATGTAAAGGAGGTTGCCTTAATATATGGCTGAAATTAAAGGAATTGATGTTTCTGCAAATCAAGGAAATATAAATTGGAAAACAGTAGCTAATTATGGAATGGGTTTTGCTATTCTTAGAATTACAGAAAAAGGGAATGTGATTGATCCTACTTTTGAAAGAAATTATAAAGGATGCATTGATAACAAAATTCCTGTTGGAGTTTATAAATATAGCTATGCTACTTCTATCGGGCAGATTAAAACAGAGGCAAATATAGTTATAAAAACTCTTAATAAAAGAAAGCTTGATTATCCTGTTTTTCTTGACATCGAAGATAAATGTCAACGAAACATTTCTAAAAATATAATGATGCAAATGATTAATGCATTTAGAGCAATTATTGTTAAAGCAGGATATAAATTTGGAATTTATTGTGGTGAAAGTTGGTACAATACCTATCTTCCTGATGGTGCGAAAAAGTATGACTGCTGGATTGCACATTACCCAGACCCTGACGATGGAACAATGCAGACAAGGGTAAAACCAGGAACGGGAATCGGATGGCAATATTCAAGTAAAGCTACTATTCCTGGTATTCCTACCAAAGTAGATCGTAGTGTTTTTTATAAAGACTACTCTTCTATAAATAACGCAAACAAACAGGAAGGAGGAAATAAATTGACAAAAGAACAAGCAATTAATGCATTGATTGCAGTTGCTAAAAATGAAATTGGTTATCTTGAAAAGGCAACGAATGCTCAATTAGATAGCAAGACAGCAAATGCAGGTTATAACAACTATACAAAGTATTGGAGAGACATTTATCCTGCTTATCAAGGACAACCTTGGTGTGCATGTCAGATCAGTTGGGATATGATGACAGCGTTTGGATTAGAAACTGCAAAGAAACTTTTAAGACACTGGCCATATGTTTATTGCCCTACTATGGCAAATTTATTTACACTATACGCTAATCCTCAAGTTGGAGATATTGTTATTTTTAAGCATAATGGCGTATTTACACATACTGGATTAGTTATTAAGGTTCAAGGTGATAAATTTTGGACGATTGAAGGTAATACATCTGGTGCTTCTGGAATTGTAGCAAATGGCGGAGGCGTATGTCAGAAAAGTTATTATAATTCACAACTTCCAGGAACAAAATTCTGTCGTCCTGATTATTCTATTGTCACATCTATCAAGTCTGGTTCTTCTACAAATACTTCCACAACTACTACAACTAAAAACTGGATTGAGTATGGTGATAGAGGAAATGATGTTAAAAATCTTCAAGCAAAACTCAACAAAGTTGGACATAATCTTGAAGTCGATGGTATCTGCGGTAATGCAACTGTATCTGCAATTAAAGACTTCCAGGAGAAATACAATCTTACAGTAGACGGACAGGCAGGTAAGAATACTATTACTAAGCTTGATTCTGTAATTGCCGCAAAGGAAAATAAAAACTTTAAAGCATTTGTTGGTGCATGTACAACAAATTCTACACCTGTATATCAAAAAGCAACTGGTGCTACTGCTCTTGCTACATATCCAATGCTTAATCGAGGAAATCTTGTTGATGTTATTGGAGTATCTGGATCACGGTATAAAATCAAAATCGCAAATGCTTACACAGGATATATTGACAAGAATAAAATAACAACTCCTGATAAATTAACTACTAAATATCCTCATGGAGTATGTACAGGTAATGATGTTGCAGTACGTAAAGGTGCCGGAAAGTCTTATGATAAAATTTCAGGATATCCAACTTTAAATAAAGATAACGAAGTAGATATTCTCGGAAGTAAAAAAGATAGTTCCGGTAATGTATGGAAAAAGGTTCGTATTGCCGGGAAACATATTGGTTATGTATTTGGAAAATATATCAAACAAGATTAAAAGAAAGGACTGAAAATATTATGGATGTAATTGACGCAATGAAAAATATTCACGACATTGGTGAACTTAATGTATTTATAAGTATTGTTTCAGTCGTAGCTCTTATCGTTCTTGTAATTACCGGGATACAAAAATTCATGGATGTATTAGGCATAGAAACAAAAGGGAGTTTAAGAAGAAAAGCTCAAGAAAAGCGTATTTCAGAGTTAGAAAACAAAATTATGCTTCAGGAATCTGAGATAAAAAAATATAATCAAAAATTATATGATAAACAAAAAACTTATCATGAACAATCTATACAGATCCGAAGCAATCTTGAACAAAATCAAGATCTTCTTAGTAAACAAATTACTGATTTTTCTAATATGATGAAGGACTATATAAATGTCCAAAACGCGCGCACAATCGCTTCATTTCGCAGTTCTTTATGGCGTATGCACAGAGATTTTACAAATCAAGGCTATATTACAGCGGATGGTTTAAAAACATTTTTAGAGATGGGGAAACTCTATGAGGACGCTGGAGGAGATGACATCTATCATTCCAAGCTTTTGCCTGAAATAACTGCGCTTGAGATCAGGTACTCAAAAGATGACATTATTGATAAAATTTAAAGAAAGAAGGAACTTATATGAGAAATATTAACTGGTTAGTTCGTATTAAAAATAAATCATTTTGGATTGCTTTAATTCCGGCAGTCCTTTTGTTAATTCAAGTTGTGGCTGCTGTATTTGACATCACATTAGATTTAGGAGATCTAGGGAACAAACTACTTGCCGTTGTCAATGCTGTGTTTGGTGTGCTGACAATCTTAGGCATCGTAGTGGATCCTACTACATCAGGAATTACAGACAGTGAGCAGGCACTTACATACACAAAACCGAAAGAATGATATTTATACGATAACAAAATATCTAAAGGGGGAATATGGTAATTTGCCGTACTCCCCCTTTTTTCACTTTTAAAATAAATAAGAGAGAGACTTTGGTATAACCATCTTCTCTCTCTACACTCTCACCACAAAGGCACGACCTGTACCTACATTTTTCGTATAATAGACTAATAATTTTCGTATTAAATCTCATTATGGTTTTATAATATTTGCAAAACTTTTTATGTGGTAATTGCTATGGTTATAGTTTAGCAAATCGGGATTATTACGTCAAGGATTATTTTTGTTAAGCATAGCTTCTACGTCGTCTACGCTAATGCCTTTCTTTTTCATAAGTGATACTACCCTATCAAGAGTTTCTTTATTTTTTTCTTCGTTTTCTCTCTCTTCTGCTTCGGAAAGCAATTTATTGAGGGAGCGTTTTTTAGCTTTAAGCTCTTTTAATTCAGATGCCTTAGCAGAGATCGCATCGTCTATCTTGCAAATCTCTGAAATGATCTCTTCTGTTGAAGATTGTTCTGTAATCTTTTTTGCTCGTGCCATAATTAATCAACCTCCTTTAGGTTATATAACTTGTTTTTATTATACATGAAGATATATTAATGTACAACATATATTTTAACAGAAAACTCTCTAATCATGTATTTATTTGAAAATTGTCTCAATGCACAAATGTGAATATTGTGAATTATTTTGGCACCATTTTTACACCATTTTGGTGTCAAACTACGTGAATTTATAACATGTTACATCAGATTTTAAATTTGAGAATGGCTTAAATACGCGAAAAATCAGCATTTTAAACACATTATTTTTCATTTAGTCAAATCTGTTAAATTGGAATTAATTTTAAAGATATTAAAATAATTTCAAAAGCTTTACATTGTAGTTATGAAACAGCCGGACATCATCTTTAACGTGGAATAATCGTTTTTAAAAAGGGTGAACTAATGAAGGATCTAAAAACATATGCGGTTGAATGGGACTTGAATAATGATGAAGTAAAACAAATACGTGAAATGTTAATAACAAATAAACCATTACCAGATTGGGGATTCGTAGTATATCGTAAATCTAAATATTTTATAATGTATTGCTTATAACAGACAACTAATGACATTATAAATAAAAATAATAATGTTGTTCATTGACATTTATGCAAAGTGATTTTATCATAAGAATGCATACATATTTCAAACAGCAATGGTTACGCTTTAACTGTTGCAATATTATAGGGACATAGTAATTTAAACTATGTCCCTATTTTTTTACGTTTTATATATTAAAAATGGGGTGTCCGCACATTCCATTTTATACAATCTTTATGATCCATAAAATTATCTGACAATTTTACTGGTATGGTTTTGAAATTATAGTTATAAACATGTAAACATATTATGGCATAGAATTGTATATACAATTTATTTTCGATTTATAATGATTATATAATGAACATTTTGGTCTTTTAAAAACTAATCTTAAAGATAATATTCTCTACATAACGGTGAAATATAAATGGGGGAAACAGATATAAATAGATTTGATAATGGTGAAACAACGGGGAACAATTTTAAGAAATGTTGATTTTGCAAGGAATACAAGGAATTTGAAATGGTACCGGAAACCACTGCTCTATCCACTGAGCTACAGGTGCATAATGAAAAACATAACTTCTAAATTCAGGTATGAAATTATCAAAGTAGGTTTACACTGTTTATGATTTTAACACAAATCCATGAAATTGTAAAGATTTTTTTAAACAGTACATATTCATCACACATTTTATGGTTGCTGTTCACTCCGTTCTCCGTATCATTTTACGCACTTTGGTCATTTTTCCAGGCCAGAAGGGCGAACACATTCACCCTTCAAACCTGTATACCACATATTTTTCTGTCTGTGCAATAGGGGTACATCCTGCCTGACGGATATAGTCATGATTTGTAAGATCTACCGGAAGAACGAGATAATCGGTTTCCGTTCTTTTCAATACCTGCCGGAACTTATCGATCCCTACATCCATCTGATAACTGATCACATCCATGATCACTTTCTGGATCTGGTAGGCCTTGCTGTTTTCGTAGTTTCCTACCACAGTACTTCCTGCACGATACAGGATAAAATTACGATCCAGAACAAGGATCAGTGACGGATCATACTGTCTAGCCACCAGATTCAGCTCATTGTCAAAAACAACCTTGGGTTGTTCTTTATCGCAGTCCTGATGGATCACATCGCATACTGAGCGCAGCTCATTCGGGACTTTATAGATGTTTTCCGCCATCACATAATCTTTTGCAATGCCGGGAACAGGTGTCCCCGTAGTGACGATCACTGCCGCAAGGATCAGCGCTGTTACAGCCTTCAGCCATCGAAACCTTACCGCTTCCACGATCCGTACAGCATAATAGGCAGCACCCGGGATCACCGGAAGGATCCAGATAAAACGATAATATTCACTTTCAAAATGTACCTTTGGTATCACATATTTTACAAGAACCGGATTATATACCGTAAGTGCCAGAAAGACTAGATAATACAGGAACACTCTGGATTCTTTTCTCCTGCGGTAAAAAATATCCCAGAGTATACCTGCCAGAAAAAATACAGGCAGCAGACAGCCACTCCAGTAATTTTCCATACAGATCTGCACAAAACGCAGTCCCAGTTCTTCGATCGTTACTCCCGCCAT